CGGGCCGATGCCGAGGTGGCCACCAACACCACCAAGATCAGCTCCGAGCGCGCCGACAAGGACAAGTTCCCCGGCAAGCACGGTGCCGGTGAGGAGACGGTCGACGACGACAAGAAGCCCGAGCGCGAGCACAAGGAGCGCGAGGACGACAAGGACGACAAGGACCGCAAGCGCGAGCACAAGGACCGCGAGCCTGACAAGGATGACGACAAGGACCGCAAGCGCGAGCACAAGGACAAGGACAAGCCCGACAAGGACGACGACCGCAAGCGCGAGCACAAGGATAAGAAAGAGCACAAGGACGTCGAGGACACCGGCGACGACGAGTAACCTCGCCGCGGTGGCTTGCCGTGACCGTCACGGTGTCGGTGGGCTGCGACTTCTCCGCGGGCCATCGCGTGCTAGGGCTGTCGGGTTCGGCGGCTAAGTGCGGCAACCTGCACGGTCACACCTACCGTGCGGTGTTCAGTTTCGTGCACGGCACGATGGAGTTCGACGCGATCAAGGCCATCCTGCGGGTGATGGTCGCGGAGCTGTTCGACCATGGCTTCCTGGTCGGCCGCGACGATGAGTTCCTGTCCTATCTGCGCGAGCACAAGCTCAAGCACTATGTGATCGAGGGACCGCCCAGCACCGAGGCGATCGCCTGCGAGCTGGCGCGTCGTGCCATCCATGCCCTGCCGCTGACCCAGCTTGTCTGCGTCGAACTTCGGGCCGGCTCCGATAACGTGGCTACCGCATGGTCTACGGAGGGGACGTGGCACGCCGACTGAGGGAATTCCAGCGCGGTTCGATGCGCCGGTTCGTGCTCGACGGCAAGCTGGCCGTGGCCGAGGGTGTGGTGTTCAGCGATGGGATGGTCGCGCTGCGCTGGTGGGACGAGCAGCTGCGCCTGGGGATCTACGACAACATCAACGAGATGATCGCGATCGGCCCGGTGGGCGCCACCCGGCTGCTGTTCATGGATGACTAGATGTGGTGGAAGTTTCTGCTGTGGGCGCTGATCTGGATCGTGCGTCGATCACGTCGACGCCGCTAGCGTCCACCTCGTGCGCGTAGAACGTGACGGTGATCTCGTAGAGGTCATCGAAGACGCGCGCGATGCTCGGGCCGGACTCGGTGATATACCAGGGGAAGTCGACCCCGTCCACGGTGAAGACGTGCTCGGGGTGACCGCCCCGGGGCCGCACAGTGGCGCTGGGGCAGTCACATTCGTGGCGAATCTCGACGCGATCGGCGATGTGGGGGTTCGGCGGGCGCGCAGGAACGGACTCTCCCCGAAAGGAGGGGGTCATGATCCGCCCTTGCCGGTGAACTCAGACATGTAAAAGCCCGGTTTGACGCGCCCGCCGATGGTCTTAATCGTCGGCCCAGACGTTGGATCGCTCGAGTTCGAGCAGTCGCAGGCATTGGGTGTTGAAAGCGTGGGCCCTCCATAGAGCATCGACCAACAGCATGATCGTGAACACCAGGCCGGCATCCACCAGTTTATCAACGTCACGCGTGGTGATGTAGGCGATGACGTTGGCGATCACCGCCGCCAGAAAGAACGTGCGCAGCAGCAACTTCACCCCCGGGGTCCTCTCGTCGTTACGTCGTCGCTGGGCTGGAAGCGCGTCATGTTCTCCCGAATTACGGGAATCTTGGCCGGGTCGTCGCGGCGCCAGATCACCAGGCCAAAGCCGCGCGCCCAGGCCGGGTGCTCGGTGGCCCGGCGATGACATCCCCGGCACAGGTGCAGCAGGTTGGCCGGCGTCCAGGGACCGCCCACACCCCGGCTCTTGCGGTGGTGCATGTCGCGGGCCGAGCACATCTGGCAGAACTCGCAGATGCCGCCGGAGCGGCCCGCTACAGCGTCCCTGCTGTCCTGCTCGGTCCATCCTGGCCCTCCGGCACCCATCGGGCATAAACGGCCGTCTGCGTCCTTGTGAGGCCCGATACGGCCGCCCTCAGCAATGTCAACGGGAGTGCAGCAGGCCGGGCAGATCGGCTCGACGGGAGGCCGCACGGTGCGCCGGCCCAGCGGCAAAGGAACTCGCTCCGGGATGATGAACTCCCAGCCCTCGTCGCTGTCCACGGACCGTTTCCGGCGCGGCATTGGGGCAACGTATCACCGGCGCTTCTGCTTTTTGGTGAGCCACGCGCGACCGGCCTTGAGCGCGCTGGACTTAGATTTGTACCAGTCCGCGCCCAGGTATTCCGCGCCGTTGGGCGACACGTAGCGCCAGCGCCACAGGCCGTCGTCGCGCTGCAACGCCTCGAACTCGCCGGTGGGCTCGCCACCCTGGTCCTCGCCGCCGTTGATGTTGACTCTCAGGCCACCGCCCACGTCAGGCTCCCGTCTCCCCGAAGTCCATCAGCCGCCCGGCCAGCCGGGTGCGCAGCGACAGGTCGAGGTATTGCGCGTTGATGTCGATGCCGATGTAGCTGCGCCCGAGCTGCTGGGCCGCCAGGCCGGTCGTTCCCGAGCCGGAGAACGGATCGAGCACGGTCCCGCCGGGTTTACAGCCGGCGACGATGCAGCGCGCCGGCAGTGCGAGCGGATACACCGCCGGGTGACCCGGCACGGACTCGGTGCAGATTTTCCACACGTCGCCGGGGTTGGTGCCGCGGTTGACGTCGCCGGTGGCCTTGCGCGACCGCTTGTGAATACCGCGCTCGATGCCGTTGGCCAGCTCCCACGCCACACCCTTGCTGACGCCCGCAAGCTCCGCCGCCTTCTCCTGGCCCACACCCTGGCTCAGCAGCTCCCGGCACTTGGCCTTGCGCTCAGGCATCCCCTTGAGCCGTTCGCTGGGCTGGTAGGGATGCTGGTCCCACTGTGACCAGCCGGCGTCGGGCTTGGGGTCCTTGCGCTCGTCACGGATCGGATCGAGATCGAACCAATAGTTCGCGGCCTTGGAAAGCAGGAAGATGTGCTCGTAGCGGTTGGAGAGCCGGTCGACCACGGACTCCGGCACGGTCTTGATCTTCTCCCACACGATCGCGTTGCGCAGGAACCAGCCATCGGCCTGGAGCGCGAGCGCCACACTCCAGGGAATCCCCAGCATGTTCTTGCGCGCGTAGCTCTCGCCGATGTTGAGCCACGCCGTGCCGTCGTCGGCCAGCACCCGGCGCAGCTCGGCGAACAGCACGCGCAGCCGTTCGACGTACTCGGCGACGGAAGGCTCGTGCCCGTACTGGCCCGGGTCGCCGTAGTTGCGCAGCCCGAAATAGGGCGGGCTGGTGCAGATGCAGTTCACGCTGTCCTCGGGCAGCTGCCGGGCGATCGCCAGCGCGTCGCCGTGATACAGCGTGATCTGCTCGTCGTGGTAGTACACGGCTACGCCGAGATTTCCATGTCGATCATCTGCGCCAGGACTCTGGTCGCCTCGTCAGAGCTGCGGAAGGCGATCAGGGCGAACGCACCGGCGGCGCTGGTGAGCGCCTGCATGAGCCGCACGATGCAGCCGACGAACTTCTCGTGACTGCCGGAACCGTCACCCACGATGCGCTCGATGTCGGCCATGACCGCTTGGATCGGTGCAGCGTCGTGCGGGTCGACGAGATGCCCCATGACCAGACGCAGGGACTGGGCGTAGGCGGGGTCGTGTTTGTTCACTCGGCGACCTCGGGTGGCGTCAGGTCGATCTCACGTCCCAGACCGAGCTGGCTGACTTCGTCAGCGACATCCTGGGGCAACACCTGGCCGCCGTTGCGTTCCTCCCATGAGCGCAGGATGAGCCCTTGGGCCTGGGCCAAGTCCTCGTCGCGGATGACCTCGACGCGACGGATGCGCAGTGCCGGCACAGTCTCGCCGGTATCCACCTCGGTCACCAGCTTGGCCGTGGACACCAGCACCATCAGCGCATGGACACGATCGGGCTCCTCGATCAACGACTTGATGATCTGCGACAGGCCATTGGCGTTGCCGCCGGGAAGCTTGCCGGAAAGGGTGACATCAGGCATCTGTGGGTTCTCCTTCCGGTGCCTGTGGTTCTTGTGGTTTCTCGGTGGGTTTGATCTCTGGCTCAGCGATGTAGGTCGTGGGTTTACGATCCCCCAGGATCTCCCTGGCGGCGTTGACCGCCGCGCCGAGCACTCCGGTCACCCGCTGCTCGATTTCGGCCTCTGTGGCGCCATCCAGCTTCATTGCGGCCTCGATGCGGCTGGGGTGGTAACTCGACAGGCGCAGCGGTGCGCGCGGGAAAAGTTTCTTCTTGGCGCCCGGGCCGGCCGGGACCATGCACGGCGTTCCCGGCAGCGCCCCGCACCAGGTGCACCTGAGAGATCCGGCGCCGGTCATGCCGGATCTCCAAGCACTTGCCACCGCTCATCCTCGGTGAGCAGCTTGCGCAGCTCCTTGTTCACCGCATCGCGATGCCGCTCAGGGATCATGAAATCGGGCGTTCGCACCCGGCGCGTGTTCTGCCAGCCCCCGCTGTTCTGCGCGCCCACTCCGGCACGGTCACCGTGAACCGGACCACCCGACATCACCAGGCTGGTATTGCGCCAGTCGATCTTGCGCTTGGTCGCCCACAGCACCGCGCTGCGGCCGTAGTAGTCGAACTCGCGCACCAGCCATGCCAGCGCCTGTTCGTCGCCGGACTTCGCGTCACCCAGGGCTTCGCGGCACAGGCTTTGGATGGCGTCGAGGTTGTCCCTCTCAGGGGCTCCCTCGATCGCGGCCCGGCTGCCGGCGAGCAGCACTGCGATCGAGCTGATCGCTGCCGGCTGCGGCCACGGCTGTCCCGGTGTCCGGTAATACTCCGTGACCGCGGCCAGCAGGTCGGTGCGAGTGAGGTTCGGGAATTGCTCGAAGTGCTCTGCCCAGGCGTTTTCGATGATCTCGGACTGTTTGGGTGCACGCACGGGGTCATAGCCCACACACTTGGTGATGGCGTCAAGGACGTCGTTGCGGCTTAAAATGGCGGTTCCTCCTGGTTCTGGTAGTGCGGCCGGTCCTCCTTGCGGCTGGGCCGGTAGGCGACACCCGAGTCGCGGGTCCACTTCGTGACGATCCGCGAGCAGCACGACAGACAAAGCCAATGCTTGCACGGGAACGAATCGCCATTCGGTGATTCGTGAAATGCCTCGACGGGCTGGAATATCAAAAAGCCGTTATCAATCGACTCGCCGCAGTGATCGCAGGGATTACCTGTTGATTTCTGCAGCAGCCACGGGAATTCGATTGTCATGAGCGATCCTTTCTTGATTGCCAACCTGCTGCCTTCTCGTCGACACCATTGAGCTGGTGTCCGTTGTGACCGTTTTGCCGTGGTGCCTGCTGTGCGGCCTTGATGATCCAGTTCCGCCAGGTCAACAGCCAATCGACCTTGGTGGCGCCCTGGCCCGACTTCGCGTGCCAGTAGTTGCAGAACAGCTCGTGCTCGGTCTTGAGGTCCAGGTCAGGAAACCTTTCGTGCATCTCCTCGATGACCTTGCGTGGAGGGTCCCACCCTTGTGGCAGCCGAGTTGCTCGCGCACGCGCGGTCTTCTTGCTCGGTAACGCAACCCCAGGTTCTGTTGGTAGTGCTGGGGTAGTTGCTTGTGTGTGTATGTCCTTTGCAGAGCAGGCAGGCGAAGCCTGCCTGCCTTCCTGTGTAGTAACGCCGGTCGTAGCGTCACCAGTAACGTCACCCGTAACGTCGCTAACGTCATCCGTAACGTCACCCGTGACGTTTGGCGTAGCGTTACGCTGTTGTTCGGCCTGCTTGGCGCGATATTTGGCCTGACGCACACGACCACAGGCCCGAGCATGCTCTAATGCCTCGTGCTCAGCTTTGCTCGTCTGGGTGGCCTCGAACTGGTCGATGCACCACCCTGTCTCGACATGGAGCCACAGGGTTGACAGGCACAGCTCAAGTTCGTCACCAAGTTCAAAGCCTGGAATAAGGGACAGGTCGGCCGGCTCGATTACGCCGTCAGTCCGATTAGCGACCGACCAGATGAGCGAACAGATGAATGATTTGAAGGCGCGCGACGATAAGCGTTGAATCCTGCGGTCATTGAGCCAGCGGACCGGAAGTCGTGTATCGGGCATCAGGACACCGCCTGATATGCCCCGCCTTGAATCGTGCCCATCTATTAGATAACCTCTTTATTGTCATTTGTGCACAAGAGGCCACGGCGTCAGAACCGTGGCCTCTTGCATGCAACACACATCGCTTTGCCCAGAAGGAATTACCTCGTTAGACACCACCTCCCCTCGCGGATCGGCTAGTGGCATCGGGTCAGGTTAACCTTGGCGAAACCTGATCTCAAGGCTATTCCCGGCGTGTTGCGCGTCAAAAAATACTCCCCACCTGCACTAACACGTTATGCACAGAGTTGTCCCCAGACTGTTAGTATTAACATTGACGTGCGGGTAAACTTTCGGTACTTACTGCTGGGTCAGGATGGACCGCGCTTCATCCTGGGAGCACAAGTTGGCCCAGTGATCCGACGCCAGGTGACCCGGAATCGGGCAGCCCGGGTGTAGCCGGGCGTGCGTCTGGGCCTGCCCTATGCAGACCGGACAGACCACCTGCTGCGCCTCGGTGACGTAGACGTTGCCACGGATACGGTGCCGGCAGATCAGGCACTGCAGCAACTCCTTGTCTGTCATTTCGACGGCGGGGTGGTCAGGTACTTGATGACATCGGCGGCCTCGCCGTAGGTCAGCTCGGTAAAGTCCCGCAGCGGCTCGTCGCGGCACAGGTACTGCGCCATGTCGCCGAGCATGTCCTTGGCGGTGAAGCCGCGGGCCTTGTAGAGCTTCTTGATCTCGGCCAGCTGGGCGCCCACGGCCGGTGCGTCGGCTTCGGGCTCGGGTTCAGGCTCGGGTTCCTGCCCGGATTCGGGCGGGGCTTCGGCTTCAACCACCTTCTTGTTGCCGTTATTGGCCAGCTCGCGCAGCTTGGCCAGGCCCTTGACCACCGATGCGGGCTCGATGCGCGTCATCGTCTGGTGCTCGAGCTGCAGCTCCTCGACGGTGTAGGCCATCCCCAAGAGGATGTCCTGGTATTTGATCCGGCACACGTCGGCGATGCACTTGGCACGCAGCATGGCGCGCGGGTTCTTGCGGTACATGTCGTTGGTGGTGTAACCCGCCTTGGTGGCCATGTCCATCGTCCACTCCGAGAACGCCCATGCACCATCGCGCAGCGCCTTCCAGACGCACCGATCGTCGGATTCCTCGACCGGCTCGATGACGTAGCCGGCCTGGCGCACCTGGCCGGCCATCGTGCGCGCGTAGACGGCCGGACGGCCCTGGACGACGAAGACGTTCTGCGCGGACTGCACCGCAGATAGGCCGATCTCCATCCCGTACATGATCGCGGCGGCGAGGTTCTGGATCGCCGTCTCGCCGAGCGGCTCCCGCTCGTTCTTGGGGATGTAGGACTGCTGGTACTCCCGCGGCACCATCTGGGTCTTGCTCAGCGCCGATGCGAAGCGGTAGGCATCGTTGAGTGCTTCGACCTCGGCGCGCAGCCGCAGCTGCATCTTGGTGGCCGGCTGGCTCACCATGACTTCTGGTTCGGCGTGGTTGGCTTGCTCGATGGACATTTCCTCTTACCCTTTCTGGTGAACCGGGTGGTAACGGTTGCCCGCCTCGGCCACCCGGTTTCTTTTTTCTTGTTATCTGAGCACCAACATCACAGATCCGCTGCGATGCGGCCGTCGTGAGCCGACCGTCTGGCCGTCACACGTCACGTATTGGGCGTTGCGCACGTTGCTGAGCACCCGGACCTTCACTCCGCGCAGGGTGGTGTTGGCGTCCTCGACCACCCGGCTCTGCTCGCGCCACGCTCGCGCCAGCTCCGCGGGAATCTCTGCGGACAGGCCCTCCTCGATGTCGGGATGTTGCTCGCGCACGCTGGCGTAGGTCGCCACATGGCTATCCAATGGCGGGGGCTCATCGGCCTGCAGGCTGGCGTAGAACGCCCGGCACTTCTCCAGCATCCAGGACGCGACCTCGATGTCGTAGGAGACCGTGTAGGTGCGCCATTTGAAGAACGGGCCCATCACCATCAGGTGCGCCGGTTCGGCCAGTCCGGTGATGACCTGCTGGGCGATCACCTGCAGCGCGTAGTCGGCCGGGCAGTCGCCGTCCAGGTCGGGATCGCCCCACAGGGACAGGTCCCGGGCGGTCTTGAACTCCACGATGCGCCGCTTGGAGCCGCGCACCGCGCGGCGGTCCAGCGTGGCCACCGCCGGGAAGCCGAGCTTGTCGGTGACGTACTGGACCTCGCCCTTGGACAGCTTCCAGCCCGGATTCTCGATCTTCCACAGCGCTGCTAGGGCCGGCTCAAAAGCATGGCCGACCGCGAAGATGTCGTTGGGCGGTATCGGCTCAGTCCATCCCTTCATCCGGCACCACAGGCTGTAAGGGGATTCGAAGCGGCTCACCCCGCAGATGGCCGCGACCTTGGACGGGCTGATGGTCTGAGCGTGCTCGGGCGTGCCGGCCGTGATGAACTCGTCTGAACCGGCGTAGGCGACCGACGTCGTGGCCCTCATCTCAACGCCATTTAGCCTTGCCCCGATTGGCGGCCAGGAAGTTGTGGCGGCCGTTTCGGTAGGCGTCGGCAGTGTTTCCGGCGCTGGTATCCCAGCGGAGATTACTGAGGTCATTGTTCATCCCGTCATCGTCGGTGTGGCAACAAACCAGACCATAGGGCCGAGGTCCGACAAAGCCTTCGAGCACGAGATGGGCCACCGGGCCACACCAGCGGCGATGCGAGTTGTGGTCGATCAGGGTGACGACCGCGTAATAGTTCTCGCCGGCCGTGCCGATGTGATGGGCCCGGCGCTTGCGGGCCTGCCGCAAAATCCTGCCCCGCCACACCGAGCGAATCTCACGCCGGCGCCCGGTGCGGTTCTTGCGCCAGTTGACGACCACCCGGTCGCAACTGCGCACCCGTCCACGGTTGCTGACTTCATAGAGTCCCTCCCAGCCCGGGATTGCCACCCATCGCTCGGAGTCGGACATGGCTATTCTTCTTCGGCTTCCGTTTCCTCTTGCGGGTATTCGTGCCAGATTGTCACGACTTCAATGCCGGATAGCGGATAGACACTCCCGCGCCAGTTCCCATAGTCGATCCAGCCAGTGGCCACATCCAGCCAGAACTTCTGCGCCTGGGGTGAGGTCGCAGCGTAGAGCTTGCCCACCGACAGGCAGAACGGATAGATGCCGCGGCGCCCATCCGCCCGAATCTGGGCAGCCTCCCAGGTGGCGGCCGCCACGCCGGGAACGCGCGAATTACGGTAATCGTCGATCGCCAGAACGCCCTTGTCGGTGAGCGCGGCAGCGCATAACCCAATGTCGCGGCGCACACACGAATAGCTGTGGCAGCCGTCGATGTGCGCGAACCGCACGCGGCGGCGCAGCTTGAGTTCGGCCGACTCGCACTTCCAGATTTCAGGCTCCCAGTCATGGTATTTATCCCAGTTCGCCAGGAAATGTGCCGCGTCGAAGTGGTTGATGTCGCAGCCGTCCGGGTTTAGTGAGGCGATGTTGGACTCGGCGTGCTTGTGCTCGGGCAACCGCTCGAACGGGTCGCAGATCACCAGCTCCTCGTTATTGCGCCGGTTCACCCCATAGCCGAGTGCGATCGCGCTCTTGCCGCGGTAGGTGCCGATCTCCAGAATGTCGCCGGAGCCGATGAGGCGCTGCTGCGCCGAGAGCATCCCGTCGAACAGGTAGACGTCCTCGGGCTCGAACCAACCCTCCACCGACTCCATCGCCTCGATGTAGGTATCGAGTCCTGCCAGTGAGGCCACGTCAGTCCGTCTGCTCGTCCCACTTCAGCACGGCGCCCAGCGCGTCGGTGTCGTTATCGTAACCGGCCCGGTGGTCATCCCAGGCCCGCGCCAGGCGGTAGTCGACGGTCAAGCTGATGCGCCGGCGCACCACGTCGGGCTCCGGCCCGTCGTCTTGCGGCTCGTCGTCTTCCTCGAAGTTCTCCAGGTATTCCGGGTCATAGCCGGTCCCGGTCAGGTCCTCGATGCTGCGCAGCACCTCGACGAGCACCTCGATGTCGGGCCCTGGGCCCAAGTCTGCGATGCGGTTGTCCGCCAGCATGATCCTCTTGGCGTCCTGCGCGTTGGCCGAGATGATGTCGACACGCAGGGTTTTCAGACCGATGTTCTTGGCGGCCTGCACGACGTGGTGACCTGCCAGGATGGTCAGGTCTTTGGTCGCCACGATGGAGCGGTACTGACCGAATTGCTCCAGGCTCTCGGCTATCGTGTTGACATCGCCGCGGTTGGGATTCTCGGGATGTTTCTTGAGGTCACCCACGGGGACTTCTCGCGTCTCCAGGAACTTCACAGCCACGGTAAAATAGTAGGCGTGAACGCCGTTAGTCAGCCGTACCTCGACCTCGGGGGCGTTTTGCGTGGCTGGCCGCGCGCTTACTACCGTGTCATCGCGTGGCGCTGCCCGACGTGCGATGCCGACCCGTGGCACATGTGCATCAACCCGATCAACCGCCAGCCGCGTAAGATTCCGTGCGTCACGCGACTGGCGGTCTGCCCGAATTAGACACGTCGGCCCATATCCACCCCATGTTCATCACGCGACCGCATACTTGTCGCGTGTGCCGGTTCTGGCCCGTATCCCGCCGCCGTATGGAGGAATTTGTCATGTCGCACATCGACGACGTGCTCGTCGAGATCGCTGAAAATCTGCACGCCAGCATCGACGCCGTGCAGGACCAGGTGAAGGCGCTCAAAGAGGATGTCGCCGCAGGCCAGGTCAGGCCCGAGACAGTCGACGCGCTCAGCGACGCTGTGGCGCGCCTGCACGGCGTAGTGAACGAGGACGTGCACGAGCCGCCCGAGCACTTTGGCGAGGTTCCAGGTGGCGAGACGCCCGAATCCACCGGGCAGTCCGAAAACGAGCCTGAGCTATTCGAACCTGAGTCGCAACCGCTCGACGAAGCCGAGGACGTCCAGGCCGAAGTGGTCGATCCCGAGCCGTTAGAGCCGTTAGAGCCGACCGAGGCTAAAGACGAGGATGAACCGCCCCGGTTCAGTGGTTTCTGAAGGAATCTGAGCGCCCGAATCCGGGCACTCCTCTATCGGCCCTGACTTCGGCTCCAGGCATCAAGGCACTCCTGGCACCAAATCGCCTGCTCGCCAAAGGTGCCGGGTCGCAATCCGATGATGGCGCGCGTCACGGGTAGATACCTCTGGCACTGCCAGCAGCGGTATTGGTCGAGGTGGTGCGCGGCCTGGCGCTCGGCGTAGGCAGGCGGGATTGCGTAGCGGTTACACGCCGGGCAGGTGCAGTGGCCGGCGTCATCAACGGGATAATGGTTGCGGGCGCGCCACTCGGCGTTTTCCTCGCCGCCGTGCATCTGGTAGTCGACCAGCGCGTCGATCCGGCTGATCAGGTCGTCAACGGGGTCGTTCACCCGGCTCCTATGCCAACGGCTTCTCACCATCGTATATCGCGGCAGGGTTACTAGTGGTGGCATACTAACGGACATGCAAATTGTAGACGGGCAGGGTGGGGTGCTGACGCATCATTCCCGCGCGAGCGCCGAAGTCGTCGACGCCTGGTGTAAAAAGTTACGGGCCGCCGCACTTGACCTGGCCCACAAACGCAGCGTGGTACGCACCGCCGAGGAACGGTTGCAAAAAATGATCGTGGAAGCCTTCGACGCCGGCCTGACCGCCGTGCCGATCCATATAGCTGCGGGCCTCTCGATGGGCCGCATCTATCAGATCAAGCAGCAGGGCACTCGCGAGTGGGCCTATCAGGTCAAGCAGCAGGGCGCCCGCGAGTGATCCTGTTCGTGACCGGGATCGTCCTGGCGGTGCTGATGATCGTGCTACTGGCGGTGGCGATGGGCGGCGAGGACTTCCTATTCTGGATCGCGACACTGGTCCTTTCGATCTTGGCCACGGCGGCTATCGCTGGCATTATTGCCATGATCGTCCAGGGTTCCTACGAAATCGGTCTCTGTAAATCATGCAAGGTGTGGTAACTCGACATGACCAAGGTCACGCTCTACTCCTCGCTGCTCGACCTGGGCGCGGGCCGGCCATCGCTCCTGCCGCCGGACTGGTGGTGGTGGCAGTTGCGGCTGCCCGCAGCCGGTGGCGAGCTGTTCGAGCAGGTCGTGTCTGACCTCGACGAAGACCAGTACCGCAGCGTGTCGTTCGTGTTCAACGACGGGTCGAATCTCGAGATCCGCAACCCGCCGGCGTTCTATGTCGAGGTCACCGACGTGCGCGACGAGTTCCGTTTATGGGGCGGCGAGCCGCTGCTCACCCAGCGGGTGCGCACCCACGGGATCGCCGAGGTGGTGTGGCGCGACAAGCCGGGCCCGCTGTGGCGCCAGATGCCGGGTAATACCTGCATGTGGGGTGAGTACCGCACCGAGTACCGCACCGAAGAACTCGGCCGGCGCGTCGGTCCGGTCCGGTCGCGTGACAGCGAGCGCGTGGAATACACGAAGTATGCCTCCATCGAGGGCCGCGATCCGATGGAGCGGGCCCGCCAGCAGCTGGAGAACGTGCTGATCGCCTACGCCGAGCTGGCGAAGCCGAAGCCCGAGGCTCCCAATGCCCGGGCCATCGACTTCGACCAGCCCGGCCCTATCGCCGACCGGACTTCGACCGGGCGGCAGATCGAGCTGTGATGTGCGCGCACTGTGGGAAACCGATCGCCCACCTCATCACGCCGGATGAGGTGGGCTGGTTTCACTTTCCCGACGACCGCAGCAGGCTGGTCGCCCGGTGTTTTCCAGGGGGGCCGATAGCGGAGCCCGCCGACCTTGATGACGGCTTCGAGCAGGTACTGGCAGGATTTGGCGATGAGTGAAGACGAGGTCTGTTCGAAGTGTGGCAAACCCGAACCACGAGACTGGTGCTGGGAGTCGGCGATCGACTGTCCCTGCGGCAAACCTCCGCGCTGGGGCGTGGAGACACTGGTCTGGACTGAACTGGTCAAATTACACAAGCGGGTTACGGCGCTGGAGAAGTGGGCGGTGGCTGCTGCTGGGACGATCGGGCTCTCGCCGCCACCAGCTCCGCCTGGACCCGAATGAGCTCCTTGCGCATCGCCTCGGCCTGCTCGATGTAACTCTGGTCGACGCGCACGATGTCCTGGGTGGCCTTGGCACGCTCCAGGTCGGTGCCCCCGAGTGCGGTGTCGTTGGCCCGGCGGTTGCGAATCGTGGTCAGCGCGCCGGTGACGCTCACGATGATGCCCGACACCAGGGTCAGTATTTCGATGAGGTTATTGCTGTTCACGCCGTGCCTCCTCGGCTGCCCGGACGACCAGCTCGCGCGTGAGCCGGTGGGCCTGCTGGTAGAAGTGCACGGCCGTCCAGCCCAGCCCGACGATGAGTGAGATCAGCACCACCACCGTCTCGATGTTGGCGATCCAGGGCACGGTGGCCACGATGCCCACAGCGAACACGCCGACAGCCAGCACCACCGGGATCAGGGCCCACGCTTGCAGCAGGTAGGTATCCCTCAAATCCGCGTGCGGCCTAAAGCGAGTTCCCGACGCGGCGGCGAACAGGCAGACCAGCGAGAAGATGCCCAGCGTCAGTGCCATCAGGTCGCTCGCGCTGGTCGACAGCCGCGCATGGGCCTCGGTGCCCAGCGCGGCGTGGCTCAAGACGATCCCCGAGTCGATGACGAACCCGATCAGGACCGCGAGATAAAGCGGCCTATGGTCCAGCCGGCGGCGGCTCAGTCGTGACGGCATCGGACACTCCCTTCGTTGGTGCGTAGAAGACGGCGATCGGGGTCAGCACGGCCAGCACGACCGCAATGGCGTCGCGGGCGTCGGGCGACAGGATGCCCAGGCCGGTGATCAGGGTCAGCACCGTGATCAGCATCCCCACCAGCGAGATCACCGCGGCCAACCAGCCGCGGGGCTGACGCGCTGCGGCGCGCACCGGCGGCAGCTGCCACTGGGCGCTCATTTGCGCCTGGGGCTGGGGTAGTGAGAGCGGGATCGCGGTGAGCTGGGCCCCGAACTGCGCGGCACGTTCCTGGAACTCGGTGAGCGCGGCCTTGGTCGCGCCGTCGAGTATCCCCGTCACCGACAGGCCCGGGTACACCTCGCGCAGCCACGGCTGGGCCAGTAGCTCCTCCTGGATGGAGGCGACCAGGCCGGTGACGGGGAGCTGGGGCGCCGCCTCGGTGGGCGGTATCCGTGCGGCGGTCGCCAGTCGCTCGGCGGCCCGGCGCAGGTCCTCGATGCTCATCGGTTCACCTGCTCGGTGAGCAGTCCGGCGATCTGGACGGTGACCTCGGCCAGGTCGCGCACCAGGTCGAGTGTCTCGCGTTGCAGCGCCATCATCTGGTCCCACTGCTCGGGCGATGGCATCAGCGGAATCGTGGTAGGCGGCCCGGGCGGTGGCACATAGGGCAATTCCGGCTCGGGTTCCGGCCCGGGCGGCACATAGGGCAGTTCGGGCTCCAGGTCGGGCGGTTCCTGCCCGGATTCGGGCGCGCTCACCAGTGCCAGGAGGGCATCACCGCGGCCCAGCGCCCGGTTGTAGCGGCCCTCCCGGTCGGGCAGCCCGTTGTAGCCGCCGTTGATCGCGTGCGTGACGCCCCGGATGTCGCGTCGGTCGGCCATCACCATGATCGGCTCGCGGCCCGAATACCAGTTATGCCATTCGGTGAGGTACCAGATGGCGCCCATGAAGCCGAACTCGGGTGTTTCCAGCAGCTCGGGGTTGGTCACGAACAGCTGCGGGTCCTCGATATAACCGCGGTCGAAGGCCCACTTCGAGAGGTTTCGGTAGTTGTTTTTCCCGGTGACCTGCAAGGGGCCCCGTCCAAGGTACCGCTGCCCGTCCCCGGGCTGGTCGTTGCCCATCCTGCCCTGGTAGGTCAACTGATCGGGCGTGGGCCCCCAGAGCTCGCGGAAGTATTTCAAGCCGACGCTTTCGTGCCCGATCTGGGCGATCCACATGGCTATGCGGTCGACGGTCAGGCAGTCGGTACGCACCAGCGCGTCGGCCACATGCGCCAGCAGCTCCGCGTACCGCTCGCGGGTCACCGCGTTGCCCATCAGCTCGGTCAGCAGCCCCACCCGGTCGACGTCACCGGGCGCCGGCGGCGCGACGACCGCCGGCGGCGGCTCAACGACGATCGGCGAGGCCGCGGCCCAGCCGTAGCCTTTGGGCGGGATCAGCGTCGCGCACTGCCAGAAGCTGATCCAGAATCCCTGGATGTTGCCGAAGTTGGCCGAATCGGCGATCCACACCGCGCGCCCACCCGGCACGTTGGCGGCGGCCTCATGTTCGGCGAAACCCATGCAGGCGACGTAGTGGTAGGTGGTGGACGCGGGATAACCCGGACTGATGGAGCCCTTGACGCCGCGCGGGCGGTTGTTGGCCGGGACCACCCAGTTCATCGGCAGCCCGAAGCCGGCCCTAATCGAGCGGGTGATGTGTTGCCAGAGCGCCTCGGCCTGCGAGTCGGTCGGCGGGTCGCGCGGCATCTCCACGACCCGGTAGTCAGCCTCGGGCACCCGCTTGCGCAGGCTGCGATCTACTATCCATCCGATGTGATCGGTGCCGCCGGTGTGGGTGCCAATTTCTGAAATGAGTTGCCACTCACCGGGATTGCGGCCCAGGCTGTCCAAGATGATCTCGGCCGCGGCCGCTCCACAGGACCAGGCCGTGACCTGCGGGACCAGGCTCCGGTCGTAGTCCAATCTCAGCTCGGTCATCGCTGCCCGTACCCGACGAGCGGCTGGGGCTGTTCGTGCAGGATCGCTGCGCGTGGGCAGAACCGGGCGTCGTCGTAGCAGAGATGGCGCGGCCGGTGCGGCGGCGCGCACGCGTTGAGCAGGATCACTGCGCCGATCATCAGCACGACAATCCCGCAGAGAATCAGGTAGAGCCCTGCCTTGGTCATGTCATCACCGCCCCGGGGTAAATAGCCGGTTCGGGCTGTGGCTCCGGCAGCTGCGGCAGGGAGTGGTGGTAGTCCAGGATGACCATCGCGGCCAGGAGCGCCAGGACGATGAAGGCGATCAGCAGCGCGAGCCACAGCGGCCTAGTCATGGAGCACCGGATCGGGTCGTAGTGGTGTCACGTCGCGTTCAGTGATCCGGGACAGCCGGATGGTGCCCCCTTGCGGCAGGTGAAAGGGATGGGAGAATTTCTGAACCGTCCAGTACGGCATCTTGGTGGGGTGATGCGTGTAGATGACGTGGGTGTAATCCAGGACGGAGCCGGGGACCTCGACGCTGGCCTCGCCGATGACCTCGCCGTCGCACACGCTCCAGCGGATCTGGCCGCGGTTGTAGTCCCACCCGAATTCGGGTTCGACGCCGGCGCTGGTGACCACGCCGATATAGGCGGGCCATACCACGACACCAAAGGCGCCGCGCGCTGACCCGACCTGCATAATTCCACGGTATTGCCCGTGGCCGGGTTAACCGTGAACGCGCGCCGGGAGTGTCGGGTTACTGGATGACGAACGACGGTGTAATGACAAGCTGGCCCTGGCCGCTCATCGACACCTGGGACACGCTGACCTTGTCGATCATGGTGTTCCCGGCTGCGTCGCCGCACAGCAGGATGTAGTTGTAGTCGTTGGCCGGCACGTCGAGGGTGACCGCGGAGCCGGCGGCGTTGCCACCGGAGCCTGGCGTCCAGCTGGTCGCCTGGCGTGCGTAGGCGGGGCTGCCACCGGTGGCTTCACTGGCCGGAGTGGCAGACGTGCCGGGGTCGCTAGGAGCCGCCCCGATGTAGGTCCCCAGCGCGACGTAGGCGTTCGCCAACGCCTGCCGGGTCGTTGCTACTGCTATGGCCATCGTCCATCCTTCTTAATCACAAGGGTGTGATTTCCCACGCGATGATCGTATCTCGCCCTTGGCGGTAAGCACGCGATCATGACCGCCACACCTCGAACTCGGTCAGGCAGAGATAGCCGGCCGAGGCGATCAGAATCCAGCGGTAAGCCCCGTTGATGCGGATACCGACGAGGCCGTTCTGCACGCCGGTGCTGGCGTAGGTGGGAGTGGTGGTGATCGGCGTCCAGCTCGTCGGCCAGTCCACCCCGGCATCGTTGCACCCGTAGACCGTGCAGCCTTCGGTGTAGCTCGTGCCCCAGCCGCCATCCAGGTTGTTGAGATAGTCGTAGCCCAGCACGATGTGGGTGATATTGGCGTACATGTTCGTATCGGCCATGATCCACTCGCCGTTGCCCGTGTCATCGGTGCCCGTCTGACCGCCGTTCTTGCTGGCATCGGCGTTGAAGTTGTTCATGTATTGCCAGGTGGCGGGTACGTTGTCCGCGTAGACCGTGCTCTGGTAATACACCGTGGACGGGATCAGGATCGTGGGCCGGGGCTGGGTCTGATAGAAGTTGACGAAGCAGCGCCCCGCGGCGCCCACGATGCCGTTGCCGAGGTTGACCACAAGACCGCCGCCACCACCACCACCACCGCCACCGGGAGCATTGGCAGCCTGACCGTTGGCGTTAGACCCGACCGTGCCCGTGTCGGCACTCCCGGCGATGGATACCACGCTGCCGAAGGCGTTAGTCCAGTTCAGCGCATACGCTCCCCGGCCCGCGTTGTTGTTGTCGTAGGAGCTTCTTGCTTTGCCGCCCACACCACCCGTGCCGGTCGCGGTCAGAGATGTGCCGGATGCAGTGACGGTGGAGCTGCTCCCTTGGCCGCCATCACCACCGGCTGCACCACCACCGCCGACCGCGATGGTTCCCGACCTGTTGGTCATGGTGATGTCTCGGCCGCGTACCACCGTGAGCGCACCCCAGGCGCCCCGGTCACCGCCGCTGCCGGCGACGTAGCCCACGCCACCGCCCTGGCCGCCGCCGCCGCCGCCCAGCGCGATCTCGTCGTAGGCGTCACACCAGTCGGGAACGCTAAAGCTGCCCGAGGCCGTATAGGTGGATAGTTGCGCGGCGTGGGAAGCGGTCATCATTCCCGCCGCCAGCTGCGAGGACGCGCTGAAGGCGGCGTTGAGGCCGAATCTCTGGACGATCTTGATATCCACACTGAGGCTGCCCTGAGCGTTGAACGAGGGGCGTGCGCCCTTGAGAACGGCTGCGCCCAGCTGACCCGCCGTGTTGAACTGCGGCCGGGCGATGTAGGTGCTGGCGACGAACTTGCTGAAGCCGAGCTGGCCACCGCCGGTGAACCTCACGTTGCGGTTGATCGGCGCGATGGGTGTGTATTCCAGCAGCGTGTAGCCGCCGCCACCGGGCGTGGACGCTCCGTTCCCATACTGGCTGTTCCCAGAACCACCCGAACCACCGCCGTAGTTACCACCAAGTCCACCGGACCCGGCGGCCCCATACGCGTTCGACCCTGCACCGCCGCCGCCTGAGCCGCCACCAAGCTGCGGGTCCTGGGCCTTGCCGGGCTGACCCGCTGCTCCACCCGTAACTACGGGAGTTGATGCGGTGGAGTTTCCCCCGGCGTTCCCCCCGTTGTCGTAGAGGATGCCCGATCCGCCATCGGTGTACCCGGCACCACCGCCGCCTCCGGCTCCGGCAGCCGCAGATGCTGTACCCGCAGCAGTGCTCCCTGCAGCGCCGGGATAGCTGCTGGCCGCAACGCCGCTGACCACGCAGGTTCCCCCAGCGTGGGTGCTCCCACCCCACACGCCGCCACCGGCCGACAACGTGACGGCGCCAGAGGTGAAGGTGGAGGCCCCGCCGTTTGCCCCAGCGACCCCAAGGCCCCTGGTGATCGAGTAAGTAGACCCCAGGCTCGCTATCGGTATCCACACTCGCGCGATGCGGCCACCGCCGCCGCCACCGGAGCCGGGACCCACCGTACCGGCGCCCCCCGCGCCGATCAGGGTGACGTACATGCCCGAGCAGTTTGGCACCGGCGCGTTGACGACATTGGTGTTTTCGAGCGAGACAGGGTCCAGCTGTGTCGCATCGGCCGGGATGAAGACTTCCATCTCCACCTTCGCGTACCCCTGCGCGCCGGGCCCACCCGTACCGGGCGTGCCCAGCAAGATGGTGCTGCCACCGCCACCACCACCGCCGCCGTAGAGGCCACCTTGGGCACCCGCGCTGTTGCTATCGCCCTGACCGCCGCCGCCGGCGCCGCCGTTGCCTAGACCCGCACTGGGCGGCATCTGCCCCAGCGCGCCCCCGGCGACATAGAGCGACGAGCCACCCTTGGTGGGTGGAGCGCCAGAGGTGCAGTTGCCGTTGCCACCGCCGGAGCCCTGGTTATTCGAGGTGCTGGGAGCCGACGACCCGGCCGGTGTAGTGGTATCCGACGCCGCCCCCGCGCCTCCCGTGTAGCTCGTAACCGAAACACCCGTGGCCGAACAGGTGCCACCCGCGCCACCAGGAATAGGGTCGGCCATGCTCCCGCCAGTGCCACCCTGACCACCGCCCGCTGACAGGGCGACGCTGCCAGAAGTGAAGGTGGAGGCGCTGCCCGCGATCCCGTGGGCCTGAGCGCCGCTGGGCGAGTTGCCCCCCACGCCCGTAACGACGCTGAACGTGGTGCCCAGCAGGCTCGGATCAATAGACACCCGGTCGATGCGGCCACCGCCGCCACCACCCGAAGCACCACCGGCGACAGCGGCGTTGTTGCCGTTACCACCACTGCCACCGCCGCCGATGAGGGTGACGTAGCAGGACTGAAGTCCATCGGGAACGAAGTCCTCCAGGTCGTTCACGTTCTCCAGCACGATGGTCTTCGTCGTTCCATCGGGGGTGATGACCTCGGATTCGAGATTGGTGATGACAAGAGTTGCCTGCGCACTGAACGCGGCATTCACACCAACCTGGGCGCTCGCATTCGCCGACCCCGTCCCGGTGAACTGCGCGTCGATAGTTTGTTCGGCCAGCGCGTCCAGCGTGCCGGTGGCGCCGAACTCGGGGTGCATGACCTCGGCCTCATGCGGCAGGTACGAGCCCTCTGCGTCGAAGATCGCCGCGATCCCCGCAACGACCACCGCATCCAATGCCCCGACCGCCCGGAACTGGGCATCCAGCCCAGCGTCGGCGCCGGCGCCTGGCGTGCCGATTGCCGAGAACTCCGCGTCGCGCGGGAACGCCTCGACGGCATCGGCCGCAAGCGTGCCGGCCGATGAGAAGACGGCACTGCGCGGGAACGCCTCCACCGCGTCGAACACAAGGACGCCCGCGCCTTCGAACAGCACGTCGAATTCTTCGGCCACCGCCGCGCTCAAAGTGCCACCGGCATCGAACCAGACGACCTCGATGTCGACGATGGCGCTGATCTGCGTCGCCAGTGTCCCGGTCGCGCAGTAGGGCGCGTCGAGTTGCGCGGCCGCCGTGACCTGTAGCGATCCTTCGGCCGGGAAAAGCGCCTCGCCGGGCTGTACCGGCACGGTGTCAGATACCAGAGTGGCGTCGGCGTAAAACTCCGCGTCCAGTGGCACCGCGATGGCGGTGCTCATCGTGCCCTCGCCGTTGAACGGCCCGGCAGCACCGGCGAGCGCCGATGCACCTAACGTGGCATCGGCGCCGAAGTCCGCTCCGAGCGGCGCGGCAACACCGACTTGTAGCGATCCCTCACCGGAGAACAAAGCCTCGCCGGGGCGTATCTGGGTGGCATCGGCGCTCAGCCATCCTTCGCCCTCGAACTCGGGGTAGGCGAGCTGGCCGACCAGCGCATCCAGTGAGCCCTCCGACGAGAACCCCGCCGGAGCACCCTCCAGTGCCTGCGCGGATAGCGTGCCCTCGGCATCGAACTCGATCACCGCGCCCTGGATCAGCCCGATGTTGAGCTGACCCTCGGCGCCCAATCCGGCACCCAACGCGGCCTGGACTTCAGTGTCGAGCTGACCCTCGCCGCTGAACTGCGCCAGCGTCTCGACAACGACCGACAGCGAGCCCTGCGCGCCGAACCGCGCGGCCACACCCTCCTCGACACGGGCATCCAGCGTGCCCTCGCCGTTGAACTGCGGGTAAAGCATCTTCAGCGCGGACGGGGCCAGTTGGCCCTCCGTGTTGAACTCCGCATCGACGGTGGCCTGCAGCGCCGCGTCGAGCTGGCCTTCGCCGTTGAAGTCCGCACTGCCCATGACCATCGCACTCAGCGTGCCGTCCGATGAGAACGGCGCCTTGAGTGCCGCAGCGAGCTGCGCCGTCAGCGTGCCCTCGCCGTTGAACGGCGCGTCGAGCAGCTCCAGCTCCACGACCGAGAGGTAACCGGCGGAGTTGAACGGCGCATCAAGCTGGGCGATCTGCTCGGTCTCGGCGTCGAGCTGGCCTTCGCCATTGAATTGGGCCGTGGCCTCGACCCGGGTGCTCAGCTGTCCTTCGCTGTTGAACGCGGCGTCGATCGCGGGGCCGCCGGCCACGACGAGTTCGCCCTCGCCGGAGAACTCGCTCGCGGCGTTGACGAGCATCGCGACTTGGAAACCCAGTGTGCCCGGCATTATGGCGTTCCCGCCGTCCAGTTCTGCAGGTACCCGTAGCCCGTCGATGACTTGCGGTCGGACCCGATGACGAAGTTGCGGTGGTTGACGTCTCGGGTTAGCACGTTACTGCTGTCGGTCCAGGTGACGCGCGCGGTGCCATTAACCAAGGCGGTGTAGACGTTGCCGACGCGCTGAATCCGGACATGACCGGAGGGATCGCCTGCCCACGAGGCGCGTTGGGTCTGCGTGTTGTTGATGAACGTGTTCAGGAACAAATACTGGTTGTTCCAGTTATAAAGCATCGCGCAGTCGGTATCTGTGCTGTTCGCCCCGATCATGATGTAAGCCGAGTTGTTGGCGATGTCGGTAGAACCCCAGTCGGCCTCGGCAAACATGTCGTCGGATGGCGCGGGCGCGTAGTAACGGGCAAGGTTCCAGGTGGTTGACGTGGTCCCGCCGATGGCCCGGTTGGTGTCGATGATCATGGTTCCGCTGATATTTATCCAGTCGCTGCCCAGGGTGGTGGCATTGGCGCGAGCAAACGTGTCAGCGTAGGACGGGGGAGCACCCGTCTCATCCACCCACTCCACGCGCGTGTAGCCGGTGCCGCCAAGGCCGCCGACCCCGGCGTTTCCCGACAGAGCTGCGCCGCCTCCGCCGCCTCCTCCGCCGTAGGCGCCCCCCGCGCCACCGACACCGGCTCCGGTCGACAGAGACGAGCCGCCGCCTCCGCCGCCGGCTCCCCCGTTACCGGCCGCGGAGGCGGCGGGGCTGCCACCGGCACCGGCTGACGCGGCTCCTGCTGCTCCGCCAGCTACCGTTGCGCTACTGCCGCCGGCGCCCCCGACGCTGGACTGACCGCCGCCACCGCCACCGCCAGGCGCGCCCGTTGACACAGCAGGGGCTGCGTTGCCGCTACCGGCTCCGGTTCCTCCAGCGCCGCCCGTCAATGCCGTCGCGGTAATTCCCGCGACGCTGGTGGTGCCTCCAGCACCAGCCGTCGGATCGCCGCCTCCGCTACCGCCGTTGCCATAGAGACTGACCGAGCCCGAGGTGAACCAGGATGGCCCTCCCCCGGTCCCGGGCGAGACAGAGGGACCTCCCCGTTCCACCGAGTACGTCGATCCCAGTGAGGCCACCGGAATCCAGGTGCGGGTGATCATCCCACCGCCACCACCACCGCCGCCGGCTGTGGTGCCACTGTTAGTCGCTCCGGCACCACCCCCGCCGATCAGGGTGACGTAGCAGCCGACTGCGCCGGCCGGAACGGGCTGGCCGTAGAGGTTGGTGTTTTCCACGGTGAAGGGCTGGAAGGTCACCGTGCCCGAGGCCGTGCTCGACAGAGTCCCGCTGGCACTCAGTCCCGCATTGGTGGCCCTCTTGGGGGACGCGGTGGCTTGCAGCGACGCACCGCCCGAGAACGCGGGCGCGGCGAATTGCCTGGCCACCACGGTGACGGCCAGCGTGCCGGTGGCGCTCAGCGCGCCCGAGCGACTCGTGGACGGGACCGTGGATGCTGAGAGAGTGCCCACGCCGGAGAGCTCGGCAGCGGCCTCACGTGGCGCCATGATGCCCACTACCGCAGGAACTGTCGGCAGGAACGCCAGGCCAACGGGCCAAGAAGTCGAGGGGATTGGGAGCTGGGTCAGCGTCGTGCCGTCCCAGGTCACGATGCGGTTGTTGCTGCTGTCGGCTATGTAGAGGAGGCCACCGGGGTCAACTCCGATGCCACCACCTCCGGAGTTGGCGGTTATGCCGGGGATCTCGACATCCTGCATGGTCGATCCGTCCCACTTCTGCACACCTAAGGGCCAAGTGGCAAGGAAGTAGACGTTATCCTGCGGGTCTGTAGCCAGCGTCATAGGACTAAACCCGTCCGGAAGCGGCAGGGGCTGCTGTGTGGTGCCGTCCCAGGAGTACGCGGCGTGGCCGTAGCTATCGGCGATATAGAGAACGCCCTTGCTGTCAACGGCCACGTCGGTGGGACCGGCCAACGTGAGCGGCAGTACCCCCTCGGTGGCGCCGTCCCAGGTCACGATCCGGTAGTTCTGCGTGTCAGCGACGTACACCAGACCGTTGGCCGCAGCGACACCGTTGGGGTAGTTCAGGTCCCCAGGGGTGTCCAGGCCGCCCAATATCGCTCCAACTGTTGCCCCGTCCCAGGTGATGATCTGATACGGGTAGAAATAGTCGGCCATATAGACCATGCCGGTGCTAAGGTCGGAGCCCATATAAGCGGGTCCGAGGTAGTAGCCTCCAGCGCCGGCAGGACCGGCCAGCGTCGTGTAAACAAAGCCGTCCCAGCTGTTTAGCGTGTAATACCCCTGGTCGGCGATGTAAATCGTGTACGGGTTGCGCGGCGGGATCAGCGTGCCCTCACTGGAGAAGTTGGCGTCGATACCCGCCCACGCCGCCGCGCCCAGCTGGCCCCCTCCGGTGAACTGCGCCGTCAGTGCGATGCGAGGCGTGACGATGCACCCCAGCTCACCGACGGTGCAGAACAGCGCCTCGGCCTGGCCGACTCCGACCACGGCCGCATCCAGCGAGCCGGTCCCAGCGAACGCGCCAGCAGCCGCCGGTACCACCACCGCCGCGAGCGACCCCTCGCCGCTCCACGGCGCTGCGGTTCCCATGCCGGCGACGACCACGAGGCTGAGCTGGCCGGCGCCGTCGAGCTCGCCGTCCAGGGCCGCACCCGAGATCCCGTCCAGCGCGGCCTCACCGCTGAAGATGCCGTCGCTCTCGGCGCGCTCAACCACCGCGGCAGCCAGCGAAGCAGAAGCGGTGAACTCGGCGGCGATCACCTCGACGAGGGCCGAGTCGAGTTGCCCCTCGCCGTTGAACTGCGCTGCGACGATGGCGACGGCCAGGATGCTGACCGACAACTGCCCGGAACTGGGCAGTTGTGCATCCATCCCCGCGCTGGGAGCCGGGGTGAAAACGCCCTCCGCACTGAATTGCGCGCTCACCACGTCGATCGCCAGCACATCGGCGTCCAGCGTCCCGGTGCTGTCGAACTCGGCCGGAAGGCCCTCGGCCGCCTCGGCGGATAGCGAGCCTTCGCTGGAGAACTGTCCGTCGAGGAACTCGATCATCTCGACGTCGGCGCCCAGCTGACCGACTGCGGCGAACAGCGCCTGACCCGGAGCCAGCGTCGTGACCGTGACACCGAGCGTGCCGGTGGTGCTGAAATCGGCGTCACCGAACACGGGGATGATCGCGCCGAAATCGCCCTCGGAGTTGAACGGGGCGTCCAGCGCGGCGATCATCTCGGCGTCGAGTACACCTTCGGCGCCGAACACCGGATTGACCCCCACGGAGGGTACGTCGTTGAGCAGCCCTTCGGTGCCGAATTGGGCATCCAGTGGCACCGCGATCGCGCCGGACAGCTCTCCTACGCCCTCGAACTGCGCCGGTGTCGGCAGCGCCATCGTCAGGCTGCCCTCGCCGGAGAACACGGTGATCGCCGTCTGCAACGCGTCCAGGGAGCCCTCGGCGCTAAACGGTGCGGCGGCACCCTGGGTGAAGAAGCTCGACAAGCCGCCGATGCCGTCGAAGGGTGCCGTGACGGACTGGACGGCGATGACCTCAAAGGTGATCTGGCCCGGCACGACGCCTCCTATTGATATGCCAGGATAAAGACCACACCGGGGCCGCCGTTGCCACCGGAGATATATGAGCCGTAGATGTCGGCGTTTCCCCCTGCGCCGCCACCGCCGGGTTGCGCCCCGTAGGTCTGCCCGGTCGCGCCGCCCAGGCCGCCGTAGTAGGTGTTCGTCGCGCCGTGTGCGGTGTTGTGCGGGTAGTTGCCGGCCTCCACACCGGCGCCGGCCGTGAGCCCTCCGCTCTCGTTGTCACAGCCCGCGCCGCCCGCGCCGGTGATGGTGGCCTGTCCTGGCACGCTGACGTAGCTCGCTGTGCCCGCACTGCCCCCGTTCTGACCGGGCCCCTGACCACCCGCACCGCCGGCGCCCACCTGCACGGTGATGTTGGCCGTGCCCATCTGGGCCCTGGTGAACGTCGCCGCCGCCCACAGGCCCGCCGAGCCGCCGTCGCCTCCGGTAACCAGGCCGCCGGAGGACCCGCCGCCACCGGCACCGCAGACCACGATGTCGAAGTAGTTCGCCCATCCGTTGCTCACCGCGGGGTTGACCATCGAGGTGGGCCCGGCCGGTGTGGACAGCTGCACCAGGTTGGGCACGTACTGGGTCTGGCCTGCCGTGCCGCTCATCCCGAACCACGGGGTCGAGGCGTCGTAGACAAAGCTGGGCGCGGTGCCGATGACCGGCAGACTGTTAGGCGCGGTGGCCGTCGCGCCACCACGCTGCGCACCGATCATCGCCGGGATGACGCCGGTCTTGGCCGGGATCGCGTTGGCCATCCCGACCACGTTGTACTGCCCTGATCCGGTCAGCACCATCTCGACGGCGTAGATCGCGCCCTGCACCGAGCTGATGAAGTTGGCGGTCGGCAGGTTCAGCGCGTTCCAGTCCGGCTTGGTGTCGATGGAGACTTGGTTGAGGATGCTGGCGGGCGTCTGCCACACCAGCGTGGGAACGCCGGTGGTGGTGTTGATCGACCAGATGTTGAGGTAGAGCCCGGTCATCCCGGCGATGCTGCCGCCTTGCGGGTAGCCGATCCAGTCGATGGATTCCTTGACGCCGCCGTACACCGTGGAGATGAACCCGACGACGCTGTTGGCGGCGGTGAGTGCGACCAGCGGCAGTGAGGCCGGAGTTCCCAGGCTGGCGAGGTTGGACAGCGGGAACACCGCGTCGGTGGTCGGGTCCACGTTGGCCGACAGCGGCTGAGTCACCGACTGCTGGTTGATGAACTCGGAGTTGGTCTGCGCGATCGCGGTCAGCGAGCCCGCCGGTGCCGCGCCGGTCGAGTTGAACCCGAGCATGTTGGACAGGTCGTTGAGCAGGTTGGTGAACACCGACAGGCCGTTGCCGGCCGACGTGGCGTCGTTGGACAGCGCCTGCACGGCCGAGTCGATGACACCCTCGATCGCGGTGCCGATGTTGGTGCCGCCCAGCACGCCGGCCACGGCCTGCGACGGGATGCTCATCGCCGCGTTGAGCAGGTCGGCCAGCGTGTAGCCCGAGCCGGTGGCGCCCCAGCCCTGCATCAGAGTGTCGATCACCCCGCCGATCGCGGCCGGGATGCTGGCGACGGCACTGATCGCCGATCCCGAGCCGCCGGTCAGGGTGTCTACCAGCGTTTGCAGATCGGGGATGTTGGAGATCCCTAGCAGCGACCCGATCTCGTTGGCGATGGACGACAGGTCGGTGAGCACGGTGGCGCTGATGCCGCTACTCGAGATGCCCAGCGAGGACAGCAGGTTGTCGAGCATGGTCGAGAGCCCGTTGGGCGCCAGGATGTTCGTGATGAAGTTCTCGATCGTGGTCAGCGGGTCGAACGTGCCGCTGGTCAGGTCGGTCAGGTTGACCCCGAACATCGAGAGCAGGTTGGCCAGCCAGGTTTGTAGGTCGGCCAGTGTCCCGGTGCCCGAGGCAGCTCCGGTCAGCGTGTCGATGACGCCCTGGACCAGCGATGTCAGGGTGCTCACGGCGCTGCTGACGGCATTGCTGACCATGCTCTGCACCGACGTGACCAGATCACCGAGTGTGCCGGTGCCTGCTGCACTGCCGGTCAGCGTGTCGATGATGCCCTGGGCCAGGGACGCCGCGCTGCTGATCGCATCCGTGATCGTGGTCGTGATGTCGGCGATCACACCGGTCCCGCCGGTGAGCGCGTCGATCACGGACTGCAAGTCGTCGATCACGGTCTGCAGCGCCGGTACGTTCGCGCCGGTCAAAAGCGAGCCGATGTCACCGATGATGCTTTCTAAGTCCGTCAGCACGGTCGCGCTGATACCACTGGCGCTGATCCCGAGCCCCGAGAGCAGGTTGGTGATCCAGTCGGTCAGGCCGTTCGGTTGCAGGATGTTGGTGATGAAGTTCTCGATCGCCGTGAGCGGATCGAAGGTGCCGCTGCTCAGGCTGGACAGGTCGATGCCGAACAGCGACGCCAGGTTGGAGAACAGGGTCTGAACGTCGGTGACCGTCGCCCCGGCGATCCCGGTGATCGCCGCCCATACCGCACCCAGGTCGGTGCTGATGCTGCCGATCAGGTTCGTGATCAGGGTGGTTAGTCCGTTGGGCGCCAGGATGTCGGTGATGAAGGTTTCGATCGCCGTCAACGGATCAAAGCCCGAGGCGGTCAGCGCCGAGCCGGACAGCCCGAACAGTGAGAGCAGGTTGGTAAAGAAGCTCTCCACGCCGGCCAGCGTCGAGGACGCGCCGCCGGTCAGCGCGTTGTAGAAGCCGTCGAGCCAGGTGAGCAGGCCAGAGATCGAGGAGTTGCTCTCGCCGGTCAGCGCGTCGATGATCTGCTGGGCCAGATCGAAGATGCCGGTGGGCGCCAGGATGGACTCGATGAACTGCGCAGCGTACTGCTCCATGTTGGACAGGAAGTTCGGGTCCAGCGGGTTGAGATCGCCCAGGAAGGTGAGCAGGTTGTCGATGAAGCTGCCCAGCATCCCCAGCGCGGCGTTGACGTCGGTGGAGAAGTTCAGTGGCGTGTCGATCGGCAGGCCCAGGATGGTGTCGATGATCGCCTGGGCCACGGTTTCGATCGCCGTCAGGATGTTGGCGCCCAGCCCCGAGGAGCCCTGCCCGATGACGTCCTGGATGCCCTGGTCGAGCTGATCCAGCGGGTTGTGGTCGATCTGGAACAGGTTGGAGCCGGCAATCGAGGGACTGCCGGCGTAGAGGTCGATCGCCCCAGCCAAGACCAGCTGCCTATAAGCCGATGCTGGTGAGGAAGTTCTGCACCGTAGTCACCGCGCCCGCAAGGTCGGTGGTGATGGTGGTCGGGTCGAACAGGCTCGTCACGCCGCTCAATGCCGACTGGATCGAGGTCACGATGGTGGTCGGGATCGTGGTGATGTTGGCGACCGCGCCGCCCAGGAAGCCCTGCAGGGTGGAGATCACGGTGGAAAGGTCGGCCGAGATGGTGGTCGGGTCCAGCGTCAGCAGGCCACTGAGCAGGGTTTCGATGGAGGTCAGCAGGCTGGGGGTGGCTGTCGGCGCGCCGGTGGTTCCCGAGCCGCCCGAGCCGGTGGTCGGTGCCGGGTCGACGGGGATGACCATGACGAACAGCTGGGCGTCGGTGGGGGAAAACATATAGATCCCGATGTCGCCGTCGTTGTAGAGGTTGACGTAGACCGTCCCTTGGGCCGGGTTGGTGTGGTTGGCCGGGACCACGGCCAGGTCGTTGGTCGGGCTGATCGCCTGCGCCGGGATGGACGGCGTGGAGTAGTGCGGCATCACGTTGACTTCACCGAGCGTGTTGCCGAAGCCACGGCCCACCAGCTGGCCCGTGGTGGTGTCGCCGAGCAGCACCTCGCAGCCGATCATCAGCGGGTTGGCCGAGAGCTCGATGCCGAACGCGCCGATGTGGCCCCACACGATCGGGGTCCAGGCATAGGGCTGCGCGGGCAGCGCGAACGAGCCGATCGGTGCGCGCTGGGAAAGCCCGGTGTAGCTGGAGAAGGCGTTCTCCGGCATGGAGAAGGGAGCGGGGATCAGCTCACTGACGTTGACCGGAACCCAGATCGGGTACTGGGTGGTCGCGCTGTTCACCGTGGGCGGCGTGGCCGCCGTGCCGGTGGCCGTGCCGTCGTCGGTGTAGGCCGGGGTGGTGACGCTGGCCAGGTTGAGGTTCTCGCCGCCGGCGGTGTTCCCGCGATAGACGTTGTAGCTGGTCGCGCCGACCACGGTCGACCAGGCCAGTCCCACCGCGCCGGTCGAGGCCGGGGTGACGCTCACCTCATTGGACGGGGTGGACTCTCCCGAGCTGTTGACGGCGGTGACCACATAGCTGTAGCTGCCGGCCACCAGCGAGCCGGCGCTGGTGAGCACCGCGGTCAGGCTGGTGGGACTCATCAGTGCGGTGTCGGTGGTGTACGCGCCGGTCCAGCCCAGCACGTCACCCACGACTGGCGGGTTAGTGGTCAGGTCCACGTCGGGTGCCACCGCGAGCGCGGCGCCCGGTCCCTGTGGGCCCGCCGGTGCGGCCAGGTCGAATTCCATCGTGGGGAACGCCGCCGTGCCGCCGGGGATGACCTCGGAGTCCTCGGTGGGTGGCACGAGCGCCACACTGGGGGTGATCACCGGCACAACCCCGGGAGGACCGGGGGTGCCCATCATGATCCGGCGCCAGCCCGTACCGAACCAGATGTAACCCGAGGAGCCGATGATGTTGCCCAGGTTGTCCACGTCGTCGAAGACCCAGAACTTGCCCTGGTCAGCCACCGTGTCCTGCAGGGTGGTCGGCAGGTCGGCCGGTGTCTCGATGTCGTCGGTCTGCAGGTAGAGGGCGAACATGTCGATGCCCTTGGGACCCTGCGGGCCGATCATCGCCGCCATCGTCAGCGTGCCCTGGCTGCCGTTGACCTCGAAGGTCGCCACGAACTCCTGCTCGGCTCCCGGTGGCACCACCACCGCGTACAGCCGCGCGTTGATCAGGTAGTTCGCCAGGAAACTGGTATCGCCGACCGCGGCGATCGCCGACGTCGTTGTGGTGGTGGTGGCACTGGTCATTTAGGCCACCACAGAGGACACTCCGGCGCCGACCGACACCACGGTCAGCGGCGTGATAGTCGCGCCGGTGATGGTCGGGCTCGGAGTCCAACCGGGGAACCAGGTGGTGGCCAGCGGGCCGACGAAGCCGATCCGCGCCAGGTTGGGGTCGGTCAGGCAGACCGGCGTCCCGTCAGTGGGCGCGATGAACGCGAACGGCGCCAGCGACTGCGGCTGGCCCGCGTAGGTGATGCTGTTGAACGTGACGTCATAGATCAGGTCGTAGGTCAGGTCGAGCACTTCGGTGTTGGCGACCAGCTCGACGCCCGCGGAGTCGGCCACGTTGATCGCGCTGAGCTCTCCGGTGGTCCAGATGCGCGCCACCAGCGGCGGGATCGCGATAGCGCATGGCGCCACCCGGCTCACCGAGCCGGGTTGCAGCATCACCACGGTGATGTAGGGCGACCCCGACGACACGGTCAGCCCACCGGTGGCCGGGGTGCCCACGCTGGACAGTAACTGCGGCAACGGCTGGTTGGCCAGCGTGCCGACGAACTCCACCGTGTAGGGACCGCCGTCATTGCCCGTGACCGTCACGTTCGGCGTGCCGACCGTTTCCAGCGCGCCCAGGGCGGCCTGCACCTCGGCGGCGGTGGCACCCGCGGCGATGGGCGCGGTCCACACGCCCTGAAAACCCAGCGTCCAGGCACCGCCGGTGATCGCGCCGATGATCTGGACCGTCTGGGTGTTGTTGGAGTCCTGGCTGATCTGGTAGTCGGCGACGTAGGCGACCCACCCGGCCGGCACGCGGGGGGTGAAGGTGACCAGTCCCTGGATCGGGCCCATGATCGGCGCACTGGTGGTGGACTGGGGCAGTGGGGCGTTGACACTCTGGTAGTCGCCGGTGACCGGGAAGTAGGTCAGGGACTGCCCGACCGGGGTGGTCATCGTTTCCTCCTGGTGCGCTTGGCCGTGCTCGGTCGCCGTCCCGGCAAGGGTGCGGCGGTCTGCCCGGATTCGGGCGGGACAGGTGTCGGCGTAGGCGGTGGCGCAGGGGCCTCCCGCACGCCGTTGTGGATCTGCATGAGAATCTGCGTGCCGTTGCGCGGGTCGGCGGCGAACTCATCACGCTGGCTACCCGCCGGTGCCTCCTGCACGGGCACCATCGTGGGCTTGAGGGCTGCGGTGAGCAGGACCGTCAACTCATCGTTGACAAGGCTCGGTTCGTAGACGTCGTTGGCGAACCGCAGTTTGCCGCCGATACGGACTTCCACCCGGACCGGCGGGCTCTTGGGCCGCATCGGCTTATCTGCCGCCATTGGTGACCCCCGGCGGTCCCGGTGGCTGCGGGACCCGGCGCTCGCGCAGATCGCGTGGCCGGTTGCGCCCGATGGCCCCGCGGCCGGTTTCCGTGCGTGCCACAATGTTTCGGCGCTGAGCACCCGGTGGCAGGTCACCACTGGCAACCATCGCCTGGCGTCGCCCGCGCGGGGTGGGCTTGGCCGGCACAGCTGCGGCAGCGGCTTCCTCATTGCCGGAGACGACTTCCGTCGCTTTCTCGGCAGCAGCGGTGATCGCCGCACAGAACTCGGGGACCTCGCGCGGGTGCAGGTGCCGGGGCAGCATCAGCAGGCCGTCCGGGGCGATGCTGACCTCCCAGTTGCCCAGCCGCACCAAATGCCAGTCGCCATGCTGGGTGATCGTCGGTTCGTTAGCCATCAGTGCTCACCACGGCTGGATGCTGGCAGCCAGATCGACGGGCACCACCAGCACAAATAGCTGCGCGTTGGTCGGCTGGAAGTTGTAGGCGCCATATAAACCATCGTTCCAAAGGTTGAGAAAAATCGTGCCCTCGTCCCCGGTGTGTTGAGCGGGAACGACCGCCACGCCGTTCTCGGGCGTCAGCGTGGTGCCGGTGTAGGGGGAGTAGCTGTAGTGCGGGACGATGTTGACCTCGCCCAGCGTGTTGCCGATGCCGCGGGCGATGAGCTGGCCAGCGTTGGGGTTCGAGCCGGTGTTCATCGTGTCAGAGCCCAGCAGCACCTGGCAGCCCACGGTGAACGGGCTGGTGGACAGCATCGCGCCGCCCTCCCCGATGTGGCCCCACACGATCGGCGTCCACTCGAAGTTCTGCGGCGGCAGCGCGTAGCTGCCGATGAACGCCTGCTGGGCAAACCCGGAGTAGGACTGGAAGATCGACTGCGGCACGCTGTAGAACTGGCAGGCGTAGCCGGTCAGTGAGAACGGCTTGAAGATCGGCTTGGCCTGGTCGGTGTAATGCCCGGAGAACGCCAGCACGTCCATCACGGCGATGTTGGTCTCGTCCACGTCGGGGAACGTCGCCACCGCGGCGACCGGACCGGGTGGGCCGGCCGGGACCGCCAGCTGGAAGATCCACGACGGGTCCAGGGCATCCCCGCTGGTCTGCACGATGCTGGTGGTGTCGGGGTAAGTCGGCAGCTTCTGTGGCGGGATGGCCTCACACGCCACCGAAATCTCCGGGGTGGGACCGGGAGGGCCGAAGGTGCCGATCTGCAGCACCCGCCAGGAGTCGCCGTACCAGACGTAGGACCACACGGCGGTGATCACGCCGCCCGTGATGGTGGCGATCTGCCAATACTTGCCGATGTCGGTAGTGGTGTCGGTGAGGTTGGTCGGCAGCTCGTCGATGCTGTTGACCACCGGGGTGTCCTGGCGCCTGAGCGCGAATGAAGCATCGCCGGGAAATCCTTGCGGGCCCATCAGCGGCGACAGGTCGATCGCGCCGGGATCGCCCATGATCTCCAGGCGCCCCGAGTACATGTTCGGCGTGTCGGGCGGGGTGATCTCGCTCGAGAGCGCCAGCTGGAACAGGTAGCTGGCCATGTAGAGGATCGAGCCGATCTGCGGGACCGTCGAGGTCTGGTTGCTGGCCGGCGCGTAGGTGGTGGCGGCGGGGATGTTGATCAGGGTGCTGGTCATGACTGCTCATCCTCACTGCCCGATTCCGGGCGCTCCGCGTTCTCGGTCGCGCAACGTTTGCGGTACTCGTCGCGGTCGATGTACTCGATGTTGACCTCGGGCTTGACCGCCCAGCCCGGCGGGAACTGCATGGGCTCCTCGCCGTCGCGCATCGCGGCCAGCCGGCGGGTGTCCGGTGGCAGCTTGTAGTCGCCAGAACGGTGTTCGGGACGCAGTTCCTCGAACGCCTCGTCGGGTGCGCGCGAGTCGACGTAGTAGTAGGCGTTGTCGTAGACGCCGGGCACGTCGTAGTGGCGTTTCTTGATGTAGCCGCGCCCAGTGCGCCGAAAGCCCAGCAGGGCCAGCGTCCAGGCGATCGCGATCTTGGGCTGGGTCATGTGCGCGCCAGACAGATCGCATACGTTGCCCTCGGGATCGTTGGGGAAGTCCAGCGCCTGGTAAATCTCCAGGTAGGCGGCCTGCACCTTGAGCAGCTCCTGGGCGCGCTTGCGGGCTTCGCCGGTCAGGCCGGCCTGCTGGATCGTCTTGGGCGTCAGCTCGCCCCACTCGCCGAACTCCAGCAACGGCGCGTGGCTGGACCGGGCGTAGGGGTTCGAGCCGGGGAAGGCGTACTTGGAATCCCGGTTGGGCTGGCTGCCGCGGCGCCGGGGATTGCGCTCTTTGTAGGTCGTCACTGGAACAGTGTCCCCTGTCCGGCCAGGGTTCCCACGAATGTGTAGAGGTTCTCCATCGTGTGAAACGCGGCCGCGATCGGGTCGCCCTTGCGCTTGTCGTCGCCGATCTTCACCGTGGTGGTGAGCGGCTTTTCCCAGTCCCATTCCCGGGTAATTCCCATGACATTATCGACCCAGATAATTCCGTTGCGCTCAAAACCGACACGATCACCGACGTGATAATCGACGTTGGCGATCCAGGGATAGCCGTCGATCGTCTTGGCCTTGAACGCCGCATAGGGGTTGGTATTCCAGTCGCCCAGTCGCAGCGTGAGGATGCTGGCCAGCACGTAGGCCGTACCGGAGCCCTTTTCGAAGTGCTCCTGCCACGCCATGTCCCCGCTGTATAAAGCGCGCAAAGGATCGGTATAGCGTTCCCAGGCTAAAATTGTGTTGTCGAGCTGTCCATTGTAGAGATTGTCCAAACCCGGAGTGCCCGGTGTTTGAATGACGCCGGAGAAATCCGCGACGCCCAGCCATTCGTCCAATACGGCCGATAGTTGGGCGAGCGCGTACTTTATCGAGAAGTCGATGGCGGAGTTGACCAGCGTGGGCGATTTGCCCCCAGTCATGATGGTCTTGACGCCACCCTTGTTCCAGATGAGCTCGGTCTCCATCAGACCGTTCCAGTAGCCGTCCCACCAGATCACCTGGGGCGGCGCCGGCGCCACCCCGAGCAGCTGCTCGAACAGGTAGGTCTGGCCCAGCCCGGTCGCCGATTCCACCGGCTCGCCGTTGAGGATCTGCGCCGGGTCGAACACGTTGCCGGTGGTGGGGTCGATCGCGAACGGCGTGATCAGGTCGTCCAGTGTGACGGCCACGGTGTTGATCAGGCCGTCCACCGCGGTGCCGGTCGGGCCGGTGACACCAGAGATGTTCTCGAAGGCCACACAGATCGCGTTGCGCTGTGGGGCGGCGATCTCGGTGAGGTCGACAGCGAGGTTGCCGGTGTCGATGCCCATCAGCGAGAGCAGGTCGGGTGCCAGGTCCAGGATCGAGGCCAGCTCCACGTTCGGGCTGTCCTTGTCGGTGGTCAGGTAGGTGTAGAAGCGCATCTGGCAGCCCGCGTCGGTGAGCATCCCCTTGAACGCCTCGTGCCAGTTCTGCCAGTTGGCGCCCATCGAGGTCCACCGGGACTGATCGGTCACCACATCCACGAACGCGGGCTGGATCGGCCAGTAGGTCGGTAGCACGTTCAGGGCCGCATCAGGGCTGACTGGGTTGATCCAGCCGGCCGGGTTGGCGATGTTGGTGATCGTCGACCACCCCGGCATGAACAGCCGCGCCAGGTTGACGAACGCAGTGATGAAGCCGATGGTCCGCATCGGGCCGGGCAGCACCCACATCCGGGGAAGCTGGATCTCCGGCGGGAAGATCGGGTTGGCGGCGACCAGGAGATGTTTCGCGTGCTCGCGGAAGTGCATCGCCTTGATCTCGATGCTGTGCACGCCCTTGTCGTCCTGCTTGACGTCGAGCATGGTGATCTTGCCGCCCCAGCGGGTTCTCCAGTCTGGGTTACTCGCGATCGGGTCGATCAGCAGGTTGAGATCCTCGACCGGCATGGTCTGGTTGGTCATCCAGTCGACCAGCCAGTTGTCGAAGTTGATCTTGAGGTTGACCATCCCGGTGTCGGCGCTCAAGTCCTGCATCGAGCAGCTGATCTCGCCTTCCAGCTCGGTCATCACCTCGAGGTTGCCGTCAGTGATGCGGATCAGCGGACGCTGATAGCCCGACTCGACGGTGACCTGGCGCAGCGCCGACAGGTAGGTGGCACAGCTGGCCGGTGAAGTCAGCGGGTCGGGCACGCCCGGTTCCGGCAGGTTGAGCAGGGAGTCGACCCAGGTGTTGAACTGGATCGCCGGGATGCGCAAGTTGCCCACCAGCTGCTGCAGGCTGCCGATGAGCGGGCCGGCCAGACCCGTGCTGGTGACGCCGGTGCCGGTGGTCATGTGCCGCGCTTATACATCTGGGGCATCAGCACCGTGATGACGCCGCCGGGATTGGAGTGGCCCACGGTGAACGAACACACCGTCTGCGGTGGCACCTGGTAGATGAAGCGGTTCTGGAACTGCATCGCCAGCGGCAGTCCCTCATTGGCGATACCGCCCAGGAAGAAGTCCAGGATGGTGGACTGCCGGATGAAGTCGAACAGCAGGTTGTCGGACGGGTCATTGGCCGCGGTCAGCGTCCGCACGCCGGGAGCCGTGTCGCACATGTAAGTGCCGACGTTGGTCGTGGTCAGCGGCAGCACCACCAGCCGCTGCGAGTCGTTGTCCTGCACGATGGCCTGGCCGGGGCTGGTGATGAAGAACTGCGCGCAACTGGGCAGATCGCCGCGGTTGGCCAGCACCACGGTGCCCCAGTAATACTCGGCTTCCTCGGGCGTGCCCGAGATGGAACCGGCTGGGGCCAGTGTGGGGGTGGTGACCATGCTGGCCTGGAAGCTGTCGTAGAGCGCGACCTTGGTGAACCACGGCCGCTGGGCGATCCAGCTGATGTCCCAGGCCGCGGCGTTGTTGCCGAAGGCAGTCGGGTCGATGCGCTGCGGGGTCTTGATTGTCTGGAAGATGCGCAGCGGAATCCAGCGCCATCCCGAGAACCGGGTATACATGCCGAACCAGCCGTCGTTGTTCTCGTCCTGGCTGGCCCACCAGTGGTTGTTGGCCATCCGGTACTGGTACTCGGTCAGCGGCGGGGAGTGGCTGCCGATCATGATCCCGGCCTGGAAGTGCCGTTCGCCCACGTTGGTGCGGTTGATCCGCGCTCCCATGATGTAGGGCGAGCGGGTGAGCACCTGCTCGATCGGCCAGGACTGGTCGCCGGTGAGCTGGGTGATGATCCGCACGCCCTCCAGACCGGCCATCGGGCCCGTCAGGTTGAACAGATCGCCAGCCGGGGAGATGTAGACGCACCGCGTCTCCATGCCGCGCAGCGTGAGCGGCAGGGCCCCGAAATCGCTGCCCACGTCGAGCTCGGGCAGCACGTAGGCGGCGGTCGTGCTCCCCGGGAACAGCGGGGAGGGGAGCAGGGCGGGCGAGGCGGCGGTCATGGCTTATCCCGCCGGCAACGATGAGGCAGCGGCGGCGGCGCCGCCGAGTTGCGGAGTGTGCTGGGTGCCTATCGAGGTCAGCACGCTGTTCAGCTGGTCACCGAGCTGCCCGGGCACCTGGTAATGGGGCGGCCCGATCATCGTCGGGTTGTAGTTGTGGATCGAGACACCGCCGTAATTACCTGCCACACCGGCCAGTCCACCGCCGGGAACGGTCGGCGACTGCGACGAGGGAGCGGTATAGGCGGCTGTGGCGATCTTGCCGGGTGAATATGGCAGCGCCTCGTAATCGTAGGGCTGGCGGCGCTGCATCATCGGCGCAAACGTGCGCAACAGAGCACTGCCCACGCTGGTTACCGGGCCACCACCGCCGGCGCCCTCGGCTAGGTCGAGCCAGTCGGGTGCGGCGCCAGTAGCGCCACCCGACCAGCCAGCTGTCACATAATGCCCAGCGCCACCCGGCAACGGCTGCCACCAGCCCCGCGTTTGACCAGGCTGGACAGGAGGGCCACCAGGCGGCACGCCGCCAGGTCCCGGCGTGAGTGCGGCATGCAACGGGTTCTGGGGCGTACTGCCAGGCGCGCCGGGTGACCCCGCAATTTGGTGGCCTGGTTGCAGCGTGACCGGCAGTGGGCCGCCGTTGGGACCGATAACGGGAGCCGCGGCACCAGGCGCGGTCAGCGGACCAAGAACTTGCGGTAAACCGGGCCTGCCCACTTGTCCTGGTCCCCGCAGGTTTTCCCCGGGGTGCATACCGCCTTCGCCGGGCTCCATCCCTGCTTCGACCAACGGTTTGGGGACACCGAAACCAAGCGCCAAGCCAGCGCCTAGGTTCTGGCCGGTCGGTCCGCGTGCGCCCCCAAACCCGAACAGCTTGCCCTTGCCTGGGACCAGGCCGCCCTGCTCACCGAACATGCCCGCGCCGGGACCGCCGATGAACCAGTCCAGCCCCGCACCCAGCATCTTGGTGATGCCCCAGCTGGTGATCGCCTCGCCGAACACCGCCGAGGCCCCTTTGCCGAAGCCCAGTTCCTCGAAGATGCCCTGGATGAGGCCGTGACCCAGGCTGATCGCGTCCTTGTCGGCGCGCTCGTCGGCGCCAGGAGGCTTGGGCGGCGGCGGGATGTCGGCCGTGGCCTCGAACAGCTTGGTGCTGGCCGAGTTGAGTTTGCTTGCAGCGGAGTTGATCGCGTGGCTGCCCGTGTTCAGTGCCGCTTGCGTGGGCGCATCTATCCCATGCCCTAGGCGCTGCTCGGCCTCGCCCCGGGCGACGATGGCACCCCACTTCTGCTGCTCGATGTCATAAGCCGACTTCGCGCTGGCGAGCTCTGAATTCAGCAGCTCGATCTGCGGGGACCGGGTGCTGACTTCGATCTGCCACCGCTCGTACTCATGCAGCCACGTCCGGTAGGCCCGCTGGTGCATCGCGGGATACCGGGAATAGGGGTCGAAGTAGTTGAGGTCGATCGGACCCTGCGGGCCATACGGCTGCCCTCCGTAAGCCATCTGGTCAGGGCTGGCTCCGGCCGGGATGGGTCCCGTCGCGGCCGTAGCTCCCGGTGACGGTGCCAGCGCCGCCGGACCACCCTCCGGTGGTGCGCCAGTAGGCGGTGCTGCGGCCGGTGCTGCGGCGGCTACTGGCGGCGCCTCGGCGCCGGGTGCGGGCGCAGGCGCGGGAGCAGGCGCGGGAGCAGGCGCGGGGGCTGCCGGTGGGGGAGCTCCCGCCGCGCCAGTACCGGCGCCCACACCGGGCCAGTTCGTGACGAAGACGGGAGTTCCGTAGCCGCTGCCGCCGGGGGTGGTGGTGAAGGTTGTGGGAGGGGGCTGTCCAGGAGTGGTCCCGGGGGCGCCACCGGGCTGTTCCAATGGGGGCGGACCACCGGCCTGTTGCTCGGGCGGCGGTGGACCGCCACCGCCCTGAGCCGGGGCCTGTGGCGCAGGGGCCTCGGCCGGCTGGATGACACCCTCGGGGCCGGTGAAGTCGTCGTCCTCATCGAAGTCGCCGCTATCGGTGGTGCCACCGCCACCACCGCCGCCGCCTCCGCCGCCGGTGTCGCCCGGTTGATCCGGTTGATCCTTCGGGGCGAGCGGCTGGGGGACTCCCTCTGTAACAGTCCATTTCGGGGCTGCCTCGACGGGCTGGATCACGCCCTCGGGTCCGGTGAAGTCCTCCGAGTCCCAGTCCTCGTCGCCACCTGTGTCGCTGGGTTTTGTCGGGGGTGTGACCGGGGGTGCCTTAGGTGTCGGCCTCGCGGGCGGAGAACCGAACCAAAAGCTATGAAAGGCATCGCCGACACTATGCACAATGTCCACGCCCGCGTCGGAGACATCTCCAACCGCATCGGAGACGGCGTCAGCGACGGGCGCTTCGTCGCGAGCCTTGCCTAGGGCGCCGAACTCCGAGCCCGGACCCCACTCCCGCCGCTCGGCCTCGCTCGGCGGCCTCGCAAGATCGACGATGCCCTTGCCTGCCGCACCAATCAGGTCAGCGATCGTGGGGCCGAGCTTATTGATCCCGCCGACAATATCCTTGGCTAGCGTCATGCCACCGGAGCCGAGCTCGGCGGTGAGGGCCTGCTCGATTCCCGACTTACCGCCATATTGCGCTTCCCAGTCCGCTCCGCCGGGAAGCATGCCTGAGATAGCCGGATAAATGCCGCGCCAGCGGTGTTCCTCGCCGGGGGGTGGCACGACGTGCACCGTTGGCGGCGTACCCCCTCCTGCTCCGAGGACGCTGGGCAGCCCCGGCGGTGGCGGTGGTGGCCCACCGGCCGGTGGGCCGGTGGGTGCAACCGGCTGCGTTGGCGGTGGAGCGGTGGGTGGTGGTCCGAAGAATCTCGGCAGAGCGCCGGCGAAAATCCGTCGCGTTCCTGCTCCCAGACGGTCGGCGATCGCACCGGGAGTCCAGTCCTGGGTCGCTGCGACCAGTCCGGGCGCGTGTCGCTGAACGAGCTCGTCCAACTGTGCCGCACCGGCGGCGGCGCCCAGCACCGCCGCGAAGGTACCGAGTTCTGGCGCGGCCGCAGCCAGTAAAGCCGTTCCACCCGCCGTAAGGGCCAGCGCACCAACCTTCTCTGCCGTCGTGTCCTGCTCGGCGACACCGTGCGCGGCCTCGACGCCCGCTCCGGCGACCTGGCCGACTTCCAGCGCGCGTCCTCCCCACCGCAGGCCCGTGCGTACCGGCGCGGGAAGCCGGGAGTAGAGGTCGCTGAGCTGGCCGAGCGCCCGCTGGACCGGCGCTGGCAACCACGAGACAGAGGGGCGCTCGGTCAGAAGACGACTGAGCAGCCCGGGGGGCGCCAGTGGGGCCGGTGGCCGTGGCGGTGTGGCGAGGACTTCGGGCGCGAGGGCACCGGGACCGATGGCGTAAGTTCCAGGTGCCGCTGCCGCGGCAGCTGGCGCGGGAGCCCCCGCCGCCGCGGCAGCTGGGGCTCCGATCACGTCCTGCACGGAAGTGGTAAGGGTGGGAGCGATGGCGGATTCGAGCGCGCTGAGCATTCCCGGGTCCCAGCCGCCGGCACTCTCGAACCCCGCATGTGCGAGCAGGTCCTCCATCGGAAGGGTGCCCATTGCGTGAGCCTGCGAGACCGCGTACTTCTCTATAGGGCTCAGGTCGTTCCAATACTTCTGGAAAGAGTCCAGATAACTCGCCACGATTGCCGGGCTGGGCGGTCCTGCGGGTAGTTCGCTCGGCCAAGCGCGCGGCATCCGGCCCACTGCTTCCAGGATTGGGCGCCCGGCGAGCGTCTCGCTGGATACCGGCGGTGGCGTAGGCCGCACGCGCGGCATCAACAGGGGAGTCGGTCGCGGCGCGGGGAACTGGGGATAGGGAATGGAGACGGGAGCTGCCGGCGTCGGGAACTGGGGGTACGGAATGGAAATGGGCGCAGGCGGTGCCGGGAGCTGCAGGCCGCGCAATATGTCGGCGAAGCCGCCGGTGTCAAACGCCGGCCCCGTCTCAAGCATCCCCATCACGTCGGCGATGTCGCGGCTGCGTTGCACGGCGCGGGTGGCGTCCAGGCCGGCCCGCAGTTCCTCGAGCGCAGCCTGGTGTATCCGTTCCACCTCGGCTTCGAGCTCCTGGCGAGCCTCGGTGACGGTGCGGTACTCTCCGCCGACCTGGCGTTCGGCACCGCGCTCGGTGAGGTCACGGACGGTATAGCGGCCGCGCTTGCCCGAGATGATGAAGTTGCCTTCGCCGGCGGCGGTGCGGGGACGGTACCGACGCCAAGTCTGGCCGGCTTCGGCCTTCGAGATAGTCGCCTCACCGGCCTTGGGGGTGATCGCCTCGCCGGCCTCGAGCGCGGCCTGGGCCTCGGCCACCATCCCCGCTGGCGTCGGCGGTGGCTCGGGACCGAAGATGGGCTCAACCTTCCCAGGCTCGATGCCGAGCATCTGGGCGAGCAGCTGCGCCTCGGCGGGGTCCTGGACAAAACGCGACACCCGGGCCATTGCAGCCTCGGGGATATTGCCGAATCCCGCCTGGGCCACTGCTTCTGAGATTCGTGCGGTGACCTCGGCCGTGGATTCCCGCAGCGCCGGTCCCATGCCCGTTAGCGACCTAGCGCGCCGGGCTACCTCGTTCGCCCGGGCGATCGCCTGTTCTTGCTGCGCTCGACGCACTTGGGTCAGATGCTGACGCAAGCCCTCCGTCGCAGCTTTGCGGGTCCGGTATTGTCCGAGCTGGAGCGGTTCGCCGCCGGTGCGCAGGTCGTGTAGCCGCCAGGAGTTCCCGCTACCTTCGATCCAGTAGTCCCGGCTCATGCCGCCACCCGGAAGTGGGCGGCCATAGATCTGCTGCCCCGTCGCTATCGACGTGGGGTCGTATCCCTCACCGAGACTGGGATAAATCTCGCCGGGTGGCAACGGGTAGATGCGCGGATCAACCTCGGGTAGCGGCCCGCGTTCGATGCCCCACTCCACACCTGCGCCAAGCTCGCCGGCCGCCATCCTGGCCCGGATCGCGGCTTCTGCCGCCTGCGCCTGCTGGAAGAAAAGACCCTGCGGCATCGCGACACCGGGCATCACATACTGGCGCCCGGCACCAGAAAGGGCCTGCGCCTCGGCGGCGAGCCAGTTCATCGTCTGACGGAGCTCGACCTGTCCCGCCATCGCCTGGATGTTGCGGATCAAGGCTTCGGCTGGGGCTTCGGGCGTGGTGAGCAGCGGCAATCCTGCTACCCCGCCGGTGAGCCGTTGCATGATGTCGGCGGGGATGTCGGCGAGCGCCCCGGTGATCGGCGTTGCCGCCGGTCCTCGCGCGAACAGGCTGCGTAGTTCCTGGGCGCGGGCCGATACCGAACGCGGCGCCCCACCGAAGGTGAGCCCAATGTTGCGGGCCAATGCGACAGCATCGGCCGCCATCCGCTGCGCTTCCGGGACGGCTCCTAGGATGTCGCCGGGCGCGGCCTGGCTCAGGGTGCTCATCAGGCCGCGGTAACGGTCGTAGGTCGGCGCGCCGAAAGGCTGCTGAGCGAGGTTGAGTTGAGTGAGCCAGTTGGATTCGGCCGGCAGCTGAGCCAACCGGAGGAATTGCCGCTGAGCAGCGGCCAGATCATCGAGGAAGGTGGGCCGGGCCATGCCTGTCCAGGTGGCGATCTGGCCGGGCTGGAACCGGCTCATGCTGCTCATCAGGTCGAACGGGTAGGGCGACTCCCCGCCGGGACCGGCAGCCCAGGTCGCTGACGGCAGGAACTGTCCGGTGACCGGATCACGGAAGCTCTCACCGAGCGGCCCGGCTCCCAGTTCCAATGCGCCGAAACCGGGCCGCAGCGCGGACTCGCCCGCAGCGATCCGGTGCGCCCGGCGCACTAACGCCGGACTGGGAATACCTGTAGCACCCAGATCCGGGGGCAGCAGCCCCTCGGGGTAACCCGCCTCGCCGAGCATGTCTGCTTGGTTGAGGAACTGCTGCATCGACGCGATGCTGCGCAGTCTGTCCAGCCCACTGATGCGCTCGAAAAACGTGGGGCCGCTTTCCCAGAGCCGCTGGCTGATCGGGTCAACGTCCAGTCCTGCCGCGCGCAAAGCTTCCGAGCCGCCCCGCGGTGCTTGGCGCGCAGCTTCTGCGGCCTTGATCGCCCAGTACGCGGCAGCGTAGCCGCCGCCAGCACCGCGTGCGGCACCGCCGAATCCGGCACCCCCCGTTACCCCTCGCGCGCCGGCCCGCAGACCGCGCGCCATCCCGAAGATGCGCCGGATCATCGGCCACGCGATGAACCGTGCCGCCAACCCACCCAACAGGGTTTCGGCACCCAGGGCCGCCCAGTCGCCCTGTGACATGTCATGCGGCGGGGCCGGCGCGTGTGGCGCTCCGGCTGTCCCCGCCGGCACCGGCTCGATGTTGACGCCGCCGGGACCGCCGAAGCTGACCTCCTGACCGACTGGCGTGAAGTGGGAGATCGTGTCGTAGATCAACCGCTGCATGTGCTCTTGGGGCACCGTGACATCCAGCGCCCCAGGGACCTCGGTCATCGGGATGCCGGATTTTTGAAGCTCGGCGTGCAATGCCCGAAGCTGGGCATCCTCGCCGGTAAATTCCAGCCCACCGCCCTGCGCAGTCGCCTGCAGCGCGCTGAACTGCGGGATCATCGAGATGATCTGGGCCAGATACTGCAACTGCGGGGACGCTTGAGAGACTCCCAGCGGGTAATGCTTGCCGCCGGCGATCCAGCCTCGCCACGCTTCCAGCGGAATCGTCTGGGTGCCGGCGGCGCCGGTGCCCCAGATGGTCTGCGGGGTTCCGGTCGGCGTGCCGGCACCACGGACCATCCAGTCGGGCAGGTGTGCGAACTGGGTGAACTGCGGGTCGTGCGCGCCCTTGGTGCCCGCGCCCACCTGGACGTAGCCGGGCGGGGCATTGGACTCGATGTTGAGCTGGCCCTGCGCCTCGGTGCCCAGCGAACCCGCCACGTGTGCCGCGTTGAAGCCGATGTTGAACATCGAGGTGGGGTCGTAGCCCGGCACGAATCCCAGCGCGGCGAGCTGCTTTGGGTCCATCAGGGTCTGGGTGGTGAACCGGCCGCCCTGTGGGCCGCCCTTGACCTCCGGGCCTGCCGGCAGGCCGGTCAGCGTCTTGTACATCTCGCTGATCAGGCCCGAGCAGTCATACATGAACTGGTTGACTTTGTCCCCGGCACCGCCCCATTGGTAACCGACGCCCCGGAGCTGGTCGGCCAGGCTGCGGGCGTCGGCGAACCCGACTGGCATCTGCGCAGACAGTCCCTTGACCGTGTCGCTGGCGTGGTCCAGCGCCTGGGTCGCCTGCGGGGAGAGCGGCCCGCTAGTCGGGCCAATGCCCTGGTAGGTCGACATCAGCGAGGCACCGTAGTGAGGGTCGGCGGCACCGTGAACGGTGTGCCAGATGTAATCGGCGACCGCGGCGGGATCGTTGCGGTTGAGTCCCGGGGCCTGTCCCAGGCGGGTGGTGTACTGCCGGATGAACTGGTCGATCGCGCCCTTGGGATCGGCGTCGTAGTTGTATCCACGCCGAGTGGCCTCCGGGCCGAAACCCATGAATCCCGGTTCCTGCCACTGTGTTTCATGCTGGGCGACGGCCAGCGTCATGCCGATTTCAACCGGGCTCAGGCCGGCGGCCTGCGCCTGGGAGATGAGGTAGTTGCGGTAGGCACCCGGGTCGGGTGCGGCGCCGGTCGCCGGGGCCTGCGGCAGCTGGGAGATCATCGAGACGAGCTGGACCCGTTGCGGTTCACTGACACCGAAGCCGCCGGCGGCGGCACCCGCGCCGGCGTAATCAGGATGCCAGCTGACTAGTGTGCCGGTCTGGACCGGCCCGGCATCCCCCCACACCAGCCCGGAGGTGCTGGGCACGCCGAAGGCCGGTGGCATCGGCGGTGGCGGTGTCCCGGCGCGGCCCTGCTCACCTGAGTCGGCGGCAGGTGCCGGCGGTGTCGCGGGGGCTTGGCCGGCCGGCAACGGCTGTCCGCCGAAAGCACTGCCGCTCGGGCGGGGAATCCCGCTGGCGTCCACCGCGCCGACCGGCGCCAGCCCGCCCACCGCAGTGACGTCGATGTCGCCGCCGCCCAGCGCATCCCCGCCAACCAGCGGGTGATCGGCGTCGATCACGTTCCCCGAACCGTCGACGGCCTGCACCGGGATGTTGACGACCTCGCCCCTGAACACCTTGAGGGCTTCGTCGAGGCCCTTGTGTCCGGCGAGCGCGAAAACCCTGCGGATCTTGCCGCCTAGCACGCCGTCCTTGTCGAATTCGATGCCGGCGCCGACGTTCTCGAAAGCCTTGACTGCCGCCTCGTGCTGGGCGGCACTGCCCTTGAGCTGCAGCTCAAGGTTGTCCGGGGTGGGCGGTATCAGATGGCCGGCCGCGTCACGGATCTGCTCGATGCCCTCCTGCATCTGGCCGCCGATGTTCATCCGTAACGCGGCGTGCAGCTGGAGCACCTGCTGGGCCAGCGCGGTGGAGCTGACCAGTGACTGCCGGATGTTCTCAGCCTGGTCGGCACCCTCCTTGAGTCCGGTGCCCAGGTTGTAGGTGAACCGGCCCGCGTCGAAGTCGTGGATCTGGTTCATCTTCTGCTGGATCAGGCCGAGGTCATCGGCCATCTCCTTGAAATGCGGCACATGGGCCTTGGCCAGCAGCTCAGTGAAGCCGTGCAGCGGCTGCAGGATGGCCTCGAAGCCGACGTAAACCATCTCCTTGAAGGCGTTGACGAACGTCGCCCCGGCCTGCAGCGCCTCGCCGAAGAAGCTCATCATGTGCTGGACGCCGCTCAGGACCACCTGGGTGATCTGCTCGCCCCAGCCCAGGATCTTGGCCTGGTTCTCGGCCAGCCACTCCGAGATGCCGCGGGTGGATTGCGCCAGCGAGCCCGCCAGTGCGGTGCCAACCGGTTGCAGCGCGGCCTGAATCTGCGCTCCGACGCGCTCCCATTCCTGCCCCAGCGTGGCCGTCTGCTCGACCGTCTCGCCCATTTCCTTCTTGAATGCCTCAGGCACGTGCATCGCATCGGCGGCGTCGAGGATGCCCTTCTTGAGCATGTCGACGAGGGTGGCCGCGGCGCGCTGGCCGAACACCTGCTCGGCGAGTTGCACACCCGCACGTTCCAGTTGCGGGTCCGGGGACTCCGTCATCGCCTTGATGTTTTCCAGGACCTGCTTCATGCCGGCCTTGGGATCGACGTTGAGGTCGATGAACTGCTTGTAAGCGTGGGTGAACGCATAGACCGCGCGCTGGGCGGTGTCACCGTACTTGGCAGCTTCGGAGAACAGCATCGCCGTCTGCATGAAGTCGTAGCCCATCGCACGCAGCGCGGGGCCGGCCGAGATCATCTCGGACATGGTGGCGTTGATCTTCTGGCCGCTATCTCGGGCGACGTTGCCCAACATGGTCAGCGTTTCGTTGGCCTGCGTCGCAGGCACCTGCCACGCCGAGAGCACGCCGGCGAACTTCTCGGCGTCGATGTTGCCGACAACTTCCTCGACCTGGGCGAAGTTCTTGGCAAGCTCGCCGAGCTGGGTAGGGTCCAGATCGCGAATGTTGTTGCCTAGCCGGCCAATTGCGGTGCCCAGATCCTCGACACGCACCAGTGCGCCCGAGGCCATGATGTCGCGCACAAGCCCGGTGTATTGCTCGATGGCACTGGTGTTCACCGTCTGGCCGGCGATCGTGCGCGCGATCTCCTGGTAGCGGTTGGCGATGTCGGTCAGCGACGAGAGCCAGCCGATACCGGCGGCCTGGAAGGTGTCGAAGTCTGCCTTGACCTCGCGTAGCGCTGTGCCGATCAATGGGATGTGCTCGGTCACGCGCTGGATCGGGCCCAGCATCGCGTTCTCGAGCTGGTCCATCGGCCTCATCAGGTCGCCGAAGTTGAGGCCCTTGCCCTGCAGCGCGTTGTTGAAGTCGGCCACGAAGTCGGCGGCGAGCTTTCCGCCGAAGCCCTTGAACGAGTCGGTGAGCACGGACTGGATCTGGCCGATGGCCTGACCGCCAGTGACGCCCTGGCCGAAGCTCTGGCCGAACTCGGTGGCCGCTGCTGCGCCAGCCGACTGGCCGGCGCGCGAGGCGTGCTGGATGAGCGCGTTGCTGACGTGCTCGCCGGCGGCGTAGCCCATCGCCACGCCGGCCAGTCGGCCGGCCTCACGGAACCGCTCCTGCAACCCTTGCAGGGCGGGCAGGACGGTGACCCACAGGTTGGTGCCGAAAGCCGTCATTTACGGTTCCTGCCGAACTTCAGTTCGTTGACCTTAGGAACCGGGCGGGGGCCCGAGCTCTGCAGCGCCCGGGAATGACTGCTACCGGGTCGTTTCACGTGCTTACGGTTGGGGTCGTAGCGTTCTTTCTCACGCCGGTCGAATTCCTCCCAGGTCAGCGCATCGGCGGTGAAGAACGGGTTCTGGGTGGGGTCGTCGGACTGGCGTTCGGTCACGCCGGGCCGTTGATAGGGCTCCTTGATCTTGGCGATGCCGGCCTCACCTTCGGCCATGTTCGCCAGCAGGTGCGCCTCGCGGCTCCAGCCCTTGTCGACGGAATGGCGCACCGCGCTGTTGGGAGGTGAGGCGATGATGATGCAGGCGACTTCGGAGAAGCTCAGCTTGGTGAACAGGTCGGTTGGCCGGTAGCCCAGCGCGAGGACATCGCGCACCAAGGCCGGCCAGTGCCGCGTGATCACCGCACCGACCATCAGGATTCCCCCGGCGGTTCAACTCCCTCCGGCAGCAGCACACCCTTGAACCATCCGTTGAGGAACCGCGCGGCCTCGGTTTCCGGCAGTCGCACCACCCGGCGCTGGACTTCGCGCGGCACGTTGGCCTTCTTCATGTAGCGGAACGCCTGGTGCATCGGGTCCATCTCGTCGAGCTCCCAGAAGAACTCGACGTCGGCGTTGATCGTGGTGATCGCCGGGAAGACGATGGGGTCCATACTGTCGCCGGGCCGCACCACCTTGGGATGGAAGATATAGACCGGGACGTTTCCGTAGGGATGGTCGGGCACTGCGGGCTTGGGTGCGGCCTGCCCGGATTCGGGCGTAGGCGGGAAGGGCTCCGGGGGGCGCTGGCCGTTGAGATCGGGAATCTCGATGGGCACGGCTTTGGCCGCGCGCTTAGCTGGAGCCTTGCGCGCGGCCGCTTTCCGTGGCGGCGTGGCCTTGCGTGTTGCTTTACGGTCCGCCATGACGGTCAAATCAACCTCCTGTTAGGTGCCCGACGTACCGGAACCCGCTGCGGCAGTGGCCAACACACCGTCATCCCAATACTCATAGGCCATGTTGTTGTTGAGGTCAGGGAACGGTCGCAGCGTCAGCTCGGCCATCGCCAGCGCCTTGTGCACCCAGGTCATCGGACCGATGACGGTCAGGCGCCCATACGGGATGAACAGCCGCATGGTCATGTTGATGAAGTACGCGTCGATGACCCACTGGCCGTAGTCGAGCAGCTGGCTGTTGTACTTCACGGCGATCTGGGTACCGCTGGTGGCGGTCGCATTTGTCACAGTGACGTTATTGTGGCCGTGCGCCGCACCCTGCACGTCGGCGTTCATCAGCTGCAACAGGGAGAACTTGATCGTCATGCTGTAGGACTGCTGCAGGATCGCGATCAGGTCGCCACCCCAGTCGTGCTGGTCGGTGGACGGACGGTCCTCGTTTCGGATCACACCGACGTCGGACACGCGGCCCAGGCTCACGTAATCGGAAGACAGCGGGGTCACCGAGTCGGTGGGAATGGGACTGCCCAGGGGCGCCCACAGCACACCGCCGGTGACCTTAGGAAACGGGGCAACGATCTCTTGTGCTTCAGAGACGATGCCCTGTCCGGTAGGCGGTAGCGTCCCCGCGTCGGGATACAGGCTGGTCATTCGTCTACTCCTTGGAATAGAGGGTGGCCCGGCTCCCAGAATTACAGCGATGTAAGGCGCCGTCGCGGCGAAACACCGCAGTGACCGACCGGGCGAATACCATAAAGCCGTGCACTTCTATACGGTTTTTTTGTGAGCCGCTCCATCGGGTCCGTGCAGCGCCGCATCCTGGCGCTTCTTGAGCGCGATACCCGCCGATACCTGACCACCGGTCGCATCGCCACCGCGCTGGCCATCACCCGCGCACAGGCGTACCGGGCCGTCAAGGCACTCTCGGACCGCGGGCTGGTGGAGGTCACAATGGAGCCCGACCTGCGTGTCTGGAAGGCCGGCAGCACCGCGGCACGTCGGTCCTACTGGCGCTCGATCGGCGCGAAGTTCGCCAATGTCGAGCTCAAGCGTCCCCAGTGGGCCAAGTGCATCGTCGACGGCTGCACCCGCTCGGCGCACTGCCGGGGCTGGTGCGTGAGCCACTACATGACGTGGCTCAAGACCGGCGATCCCGGCGAGGTCTTCATCACGCGCACGCCCGAGGAACGGTTCTGGGACCGCGTGCAGATGAGCCCGGAGAACAACTGCTGGGGCTGGCGCGGCCGGCCCACCATCGGCGTCAATGGCAAGACCATGCTGGCGCACCGCTACTGCTGGGAGCTGCACTACGGGCCCATCCCGGCGCGCACGGTCATCCTGCGCAGCTGCCGCAATGAGGGTTGCGTGAATCCCGAGCACCTCTACGCACAGCATTCGGGGTTTCACCGGCGCCCGAAACCGGGCGGTCAAGCGCCGCGCCCCGGGATCGGACCGGGCTGATAGAGGGTTAGGGCCTCATCTGTCGCCATGACTCGCGGCTGGTGGCGGCGGAAGGCTTCGAACCTCCTTACGGGCGCAAGCGCCCCGCCGCCGGGTCTTAGGCCACCGCGTCCTCCCGTAACGCCAGCGGGAACTCCGCGCACATGCGCTTGGCCAGGGAGCCGGGCTCCAGGACGATGGCGGTGGCGGCGTCGCCGATGTCGGGCTCGGTGACGAGCTGGTGTTTCATGCCGAGCGAATAGGCGAGGCTGTCGAGCATCAGCAGCCCCGCCTCGTTGGGCGCGCCGACGATCACCACATTGTTGGAATCGCGATGCCATGCCTCAACTAGCCCGGGGAATCTCAGGCTGAAGTCGATACCGGCGTGGACTGCTTGGGCCATCGCGAGCCCCGGAGACAAATCAGCCCGGACAGCGATATAGAGCTTGCCCGGGACTGGTCCTGCGGAATTGGTTACCTACACGCGATTCACGCTAAAAGCCGGCCGCGATCCTGTCAAGCTAACGTCCGTCTGAATGGGTGAATAGCCTTGCGCGGCCGTTGACCGCCGCCTGCTCGGCTTCCTCGAGCGTGGCGTATGTACCGAGGTAGATGCACTTTCCCTCATGCTTGAGCTGGGCGGTGAAGCCGACGCCCCATCTCCCTCGGGTGACTCCACGAACTCCGTTGGCACTCTGTCTTATCCCGTTTCGCTGGTTTTCGATGTTCTGCTTCTGCGTCACGCAGCGTAGATGCTCGGCGTTGACACAGAGCGGAACGTGACAGCGATGGTCGATAGTGAGCCCATTGCCGATCGGGCCGTAGGCCAGTTCCCAGGCAAGCCGGTGGGCGTACTCATGCTTGCCATTGAAGCAGGGATATCCGTATCCCTTTCCGGCCTGTGGTCCTGTCCAGATCCAACAGGGAGTGCCTAGCTCTGAGATGGGCCCGTTCTTGTCGACCCTCGCCCAGAATCGGGCAGCCCACTCAGGCTGCATCAGATTTCTGCATCAGATTTTGAATAGTGCCAGCTCATGCGGTTTGCTCACCAATCCTGCCGATGCTTGGTTCTCGATGATGCCGTCGATCTGCTCCAGGTTGAACGGTGGCGCAGTGAGATCGTACGGCCTCTCCAGGTAACCGAGGATAGGGAACTGCTCGGGATGGTAGTCGAAGGTGTTCGACGAGCCCGGGTAGTTACTCGCCAACAGGTACGCTGCCGCCGAGCATTTGAACTTCTCGATCACCGACTGCAGGTGCTCGTCAGGCAGGCACATGAGGAAGTCCCGGCACAGGATCAGATCGACCACAGGCAGCTTCTCGCGGGTGAGGATATTGGCGCAGATGAACCCGCCCATTGGGCACGCTCGGCGCGCCTCGTCAATGAGCCGGCGGTCGACATCGACGCCGATATACACATAGAGGCTGCGCAGGTCGGTGTGCCGAATCCAGGACAGGTCCCCGCATGGCACGTCGAGCATCGAGGTGATCTTGTACTCGCGCAGCAAAAACGGCAGCTCGTGACGCACGTTGGCGCTCCCGGCCATGTTGGCTGCGGGGCCGTTCATCGACCCGTTGATGAGCACATTGGTGGGCTGCTCGATCATCATGTCCACAATCTGCGTCCAGGCGCTCGCCTGCTGCTCGATGAAGCCCATCACCATTCCCTACGGTCAAAGTGCAGTAGCAGCGCCAGGAAGACCCCCAGTGCCACGCACGCGATCACGATGGTCATACCGCGGGCTGGCCATCCGGTGACGGAACCACCGGATTGGGCGCCAGCTGGTGACCCTGCACGCGCCAGGTCACCATGCCGCGGTAACGGATCATGTCCACCAGCGGATCGCCCAGACGAGTGAGCGTGCCCGAGGCGAAGCTGTAGGTGATCCAGTATTGGTCGCCGTTAGGAATGGTGACGAGCGTGCCCTGTGCGTTGGCGCCCCACGCTATGGCATCGCCGAGGTTGCGCTCGGCGTGAGTCTCCAGGTCGTTGGGCGCATAGCTGTGCAGGATCACACTCATGTCGAACCAGTACCAGTTGGGCAGCTGGCGGCCACCTCCGGCCTGAATTCTCAGGAACTCCCCGGGCGTGTCTTCGCCTGGCAGCGACTCGGGGTTACGGGTGCAGACCACCAGCGGATCGAGCATCGCTGTGAAGTAGGCCACCGCCACGTCCTCGACCGGGATTGGCCGCATGGTGGGAAACGGCCGGATGGCCGCCGTGATCGGGTAGGAGGACGTCATGTCGTGGCCCCCTCCTCAAATCCGCCGCCCGCGGTGTCGCCGGTTCCCGGCTCCTCGGAGAACGCCTCCATCTCGCCCATCACCACACCCAGCGGCGTGTTGAATCCGCCGAAGGACTCGTCCAGCGGAAGGCCCTGTGACAGATTCTCGTAGGTGACCTTCGGGTCGTTGCCCGCCATGTGAGCCGCGATCATCAGGGTGGAGTGCTGTTGTTCCTCAAGATAGGCCCAGAAGTTCTTGGGCCGCACCACGATCACCGGCCGGGTTGTCTCAACGCCAAAGAAGTTCGTCGCCCACGGCCCGGTGTTGATCTCCACGGCTTCATAGACCACGCCGTGTAGCACGGCCAGACCGTTGGCGATGTCGATCACCGACTGGGCGCGGGCCTGTACCGCCGCGTTGGCTTGCGGGGTGGTGAACAACGCTTCGATTGCAGCCGGGTCGAGCACCATGTAGTTGCCGTGGCCCAGGTCCATTGGCCACGGGCTGATCCCAGCGCCGGCCTCGGCTTCGTCACCGCCGGCGGCTTCGGCCGCTCCAAAGGCGCCTTCGCCGAGCTCGCCGGCAAACTCAGTCAACGGTCTCGGTCGCGGTCGCGGTGTAGGGCGCCAGCCAGGTGGCGACCGGCGTGAGTACGGCGATGACGATGCTGGTGACTGCCCTGGCCGAGGCGGGGATGAAACCGATGCCGTCCAGCGCGACGGCTACGCTCAGGATCGCGCCGATGCCGGCGGCGATCGCTTTCAGAGAGTTGCGAATCATACTCCGCAAGTCTAATTAGCCGCTGACTCGTTTACATCTAACGACGCCGCCGAACATGGCCAGTAGATCCGGCCACGGCCCCTGGCGGTCATCGGCGGGTGTGCCCATGATCCAGTAGGCGATGCCTGAGCCCGGGATCAGGCAGCCGTACTTGTCGAACTCGGGGAAGATCCAGATGGAGTCATCGACGTAGTAGATCGTCGGGTCGGCGACCGCCATCATCAGCGCGGTCTCGTCGCGCAGCAGGTTCTCGGCGGAGATGACCTCGCGGCTGGCGCCGAAGCGGCCCGGCTGGGCGATGCTCATCACCATCCGTATCTCGGGCGGGTCGGTGATGCGCTTCTTGTTGCCGTGCGAGTCCTTGGTGCCGGTGAAGTGCCGGTGCGCGTAGGCGATGGCCCACGGGCTAGGGATTATCGACATGCCGGGCACCACAGGCCCAACCCCTGGTCAGGGGCAAAGCCGTGTCGGCACTGAGGCATCCGGTGCGGGTGCGTGATGTTGAACAGGATCGCCCGGATGGCGGTCGCGAGGCGTGCGAATAGGGTCGGAGTCATTGCGTTATTCCCAGAATTAAAGGTTCAGCGACATCAGCCGAAGCTATCATTTGCCGTCTGCCTTATGGTCGGTATGCGCAGCCCACCGAGTCGGAATCATCTAGCGTCCACCCGGCCACGGGGGAGGGTGGGCGACAGCCAGACGGGAATGCCGTGCATCGTTCCCACCGCCCCGGCTTCCGCCGCCGCGTTGAGCTCAGCATCAGGCGGCAGGTACAGCGGGTCGCCGGTGGCGCTGCGTTTCAGCTCGGCTCCCACCTCTTGCCAATCATCAGCATTGACCTCAAGACGCGCGACCCGCCAACCCGAGTGCAGAGGAGGATGCTGGCGTGCCGCGTGCTGGCGCTCTATCTCGCGGATCACCTTGCTGTGCCAGCCGGAGACGTCCATGCGGCTCACTTGAAGTTCCCGATGCAGTAGTTGCCCAGGCGTAGCTTCTGGTCGGGGTTCAGGTTCATCCCCATGCCCTGGTTGAGCGCCAGCCGGAAGCCCGGCGAGCTGATCATCCTCACGTTGCCGCCGATAGGCATCTCCTGCGTCCAGCGGGCCAGCTCGAAGGTCACCTGCCGGATGTCGTCAGGCACCCGGTCATAGCCGTGACAGATGGTGACGTGGGCGAAGCCGGGCCGGGTCACCGGCAGGAACGTGGGCCCGGGCTCGTAGTAGTAGCCGGTCCAGTCGCGCCCGGACCAGGGCTGGCGATTAGGCATGATGTAGCCGTTCTGCCACCAGCTGTACTCGTGAGGACTCAGCTCGAACAGTCGGTCGGGTGAGCCGAAGCGCAGCTTCACCGACAGCACGTCGGTCAAAAACAGCGTGGGCAGGATGATCCGACCGCCCGAGCCCAGCTCCTGGTCGTAGAGCGTTTCGGTGATATTGGGGTAGATGTGCCACCCGCAGTATTGCCGGATCGTCTTGCCGGCCGCGCGCAGTAGGTAGTGGATGTCGCGCTGGACGTAGAGATTCCAGTCCGGGTCGCGCGTGTCGATGAGGTCGAGGATCGGGTCCTTGTGGACACGCAGAGCCGCTTCCTTACGGGCCGCGATCCATTCCTCGTCGTCCTCAGCCACTCGTCCAGCTTCCGTCGACCATCGTGTAGCCCGCCGAAATCGGGGTGCGCGGTGGCACCTGCGGCGGGATGGTCTGGTTGCACCAGCCGCCCTCGCCACGGCCGGTGCTGTAGGGGTTGCGGTCGAAGACGGCCACGATGTAGACGTCGCCGGTGGCCGGGTCGCGCTGGTAGATCGTCCCGTCCTCGGGAGCGGGGGTGCTGTAGTTGACGGTGTCGACGGGCCCCTCGGGAGTGCTGATGGCAGTCGTCACTTGGTTTCCTCCTTGGGTTTACGGCGGGGTCGGCGGGACGAGAGAGGGCCGGGCAACTCATGGAAGATCGGTTCGTCGGGCTTGGGCTTGGACCTGGGCCTGTGCCCGGATTCGGGCGTGATCTGTTCACCGGGATGACTGTCGTCGGGGCGCGTGTCCACCTGCCCAGGGCCTTGATCCACGCCATCGACACTGACGCTGAAATCTTGCGGCTTGGGTTCGGACTCGGGCTCTGGCTCCGGGAGGGGCTCGGGCTCCGGCTCAGGCTTCTTCTCGGGCCGGCCGTTGAGCTCGTCGGCCAGCCGCTGCAAGTGCTCGGGTGGCTTCTTGTGGGCCGCTTTGTAGTTGCGTACCGCTGTCTTGATCGCCTGGGCGCGGGCGCTATCGGGATCGCGGACATCCTCGGTGGCCATGTCGTAAAGCTCTGCCATGACATAAGCGTAAACGCGGGACCAGCCGGTGGGAGGCAATGCCACCGGCTGGTCTGTCCGTGTCGATGTTCAGCCGAGGCGCTTGTGATCCGTGGGGAAGAACAGCAGCTTGCCCATCGTGGGCGTCGGCGCGGTTTGCAGTACCGGCTCCACGTCGCCGAACATCGCGTCGCGGGCAAAGAACGTCGCCCCGCTGCCGGCCGCGGCCAGGCTGGCGATATAGAGCACTGACGCGGCACGGGCCGGTTCGGGGCCCAGGCCGGGATCGGCCATCCAGCGAACCTCGGCCGTGACAGCGGTGGCGGGGTTGGCGGAGTCAGCGCACTCTCCGGTGCCGTGTACCGCCAGGTCGCCACCGTGACTACACGGGTCCCAGACTGGCGGGGGCGCTGGCAGTAATGGGACGCCGCGCGGGTGGGGATCGTTGGCCCAGCGGTTGGGAACGGGCGCGGCCATGAGTTAAGGGTATCGGTAGCCACACAAAAAACTGGCCGCCACTTGATCGTGGCGGCCAGTTTTCAGCGTTTCCGCAGGTCAGAACGTAGGCGGCGTCAAGCCTCCAGATAGTCAGCCAGCCTACGCAGCACCGCAGTTGCTTCTTCGACGGTGCGATTCTTCTCCGCATTACCCAAGATCCGGCGATTGCAGGTATCGCATAGCAGGCCGCGGATGCACGCCCCGCATGAGAAGTCGCCGTCGCAGCACCGGTGGTTATGATCCACAGCCAGCTTCCTGCCGTTCGGGGGAGCTAAGCATCCTGCACAGACGCTTCCCTGCGCCGCGAAGATTTTTTCGTAATCATCAGGCGTGATGCTGTACCTGCTGAGCTGAGTCGCCCAGCGGCGAAGGGGATTGGAATCGACCCATTTCTTGACCCTCTCCACTTGCGCTGCCCGGTATGCGGGATCGAGCATTAGGCGTTGGTGGCGCTCGCGATTCTTCGCCTGCTTCTCGGGGTCATTCGCATATTGCTTTCGTCGGTGAGCATTGAACTCATCGTTTCCGGCGTATCGCTTCTGGTACTCCCTTATACAGTCCGAGCAGGGGAATTGAACTCGGCCACTTCCTGGCCGAATGTAGAACTCCGAGTGCAACTTCACTCTGTTGCACTTATGACAGAAGTGGATGCCCTCGGCCGCGACGTCAGGATCATCTAATCCCAGTGGCAACAGACCCTCTGGCCCCCACACTGGGATTCGTTGGTCTGGATCAAGGTCGCTGTACGAGAACAGGGAATCATCCATGCCGCGCAACTTAACAGCGGGCTGCGACAATTTTGTGTCCCACAACGCAATCGGTTTGCTGGGAGGTTTGCTAACAAGCAAACTCCCCGGAGTCTGATTGACTACCGGGGAGTTTGCTGTTTGAGGCTATTTAGTTGTAAAACCGCAGGTCAGAAGGTCGGTGGGGTCAAACCTGTTATGACCGCGACGGACTGTGGATACCGCCCTGCGCTGAACGCGATGTACGAATAGATTTGCAGGAGGACTGTCAGGGTCTGTGCGCGGGTTTCCGGCAGCACGCGAGCGCGGATGCCACCCTCCCACAGAACCAAGTCGCTCACGCGTGCGACGTAGATGGTGTCCTCGCCATCGCCCGGCGTCCCCAACGGTGCGCCGGTAGGCGGCGTCCCAGTGGAGATGTTCGGGTCGGTGACCACCGGCAGGCCGTGCATCTGGCCGACCACCTGCTGGCTTGCCACCGCAGTCAACAGACCGCCGATGTTCATCGGGCTGTTGGCGCTGGGCAGGAACAGCGGGCGCTGCGTGGTGTCCAGCAGGCTCAGGAACCAGCCCCATCGCCGCGGGTGCATGACGATCACCTCGGGCGGCAGGAAACGCGTGGTGTGCACTTGCTGGATGGCGTTGGCGATCGCGGAGTACACGCCCTGGATGTCCACCGTGGCGGCTGCCACTGTGAGAATCCCCGGGGTGTAGTCCACGCCGAGCACCTGGCCGCCGGCCTGGTTGCCCGGGCCAAGCCCGCCTGTGCCGTCGCCCTGTAGAACCTGTTGGTCCACAGCGGCGGCGTGCGCGGCCACCAGGTCGCGGAACACCACGTCGTCGAACGCGATGGGCGACTGGTCGATCAACTGGATGGCGAGCCCTTGCTGGCCGGCGATGGTGCGTACCGGAGCGTTCACGAAGGTGTCCGTCAGGTCCACCTCGGTGACGTCCTGGTTGTCGGTCTGCATACCGACCGCGGTCCCGGTCAACAGCTTGGGGATGTTGATCGAGTCCGTACCGCCGGGTAGTGGCTGGCGCTGCACCAGGTTGGCGAACGCCCGGCCCGGACGTGCCAACTCGATGTACTGATTCATCAGCCAGACGGGCGGCACGGCGTAACCGCCGGTACCGTCAACCCGGTCGATGTCGCGGAACTCCCGGTAGTCATCGCTGGTGGCAACGTCCTGTGCGTGCCGCATCAGGCGTTCCCGGCACTCGCCGGTGGCGTCCAGGTTGAGGCTCATCTTCACCAAGTCCTGCATATAGGACCGGCGCTTGTCACCCTGCTGGTAGACCGCCATCTCACGGACCCGGGTGACCGCAGTCTCGGCCTGCCGAATCTTGGCGAGGTTCTTGCTGATGGAGCCGGTGCGCTCGACCTCTTGCCGGGTTTCCTCGATACGCTCGTCGAGGCCGGCAATGTCGGCGCCCAGGGCCTTCATCTGCTTGGTGTACTTGCGCAGCTCGGAATCTTCCTCAGGACCAAGCTGGTCGCGGCCCGCACTGCGCGCTTCGAGCAGGACGGCCTCGGCCTTCTCCTGCAACGCCTCGCGCTGTCGGACTAATTGAGCCCGGCGCTGGAGCATACGTTTGAGGTACGCCTCCATGCCCCCGGCCGGATTGAGCGGATCTCGCTCCTCTAGCAACTCGGGCATTTCATTCCCTTAACTCGGAATTCAGCGCCCGGAACAGGGCGCTGATCAATCAGGGCCCCTGTGCCAGGGTGGGAGTCGCGGCTTCAGCCGTGCCGGCTTTATCTACGCGATTCCGTGAGAAACAGTGTTACCACGGCGCCCGCGGCGATTAGTGCGACACGCCGCGCGGTGGATGGGGTGGAACGAAATGTGCGTGTTTGTAGTGCGCGTCGATGTCCCACAGCAGCACACCGCACTCCGCGCAGGCCACCAGTAAGACCTCCGGCTGGCCGGTGCGGACAACGATGTAGCGGCCATCATTGGGAATGACATCGCTCACCGGCGTCCCCAGTAGATGTTGGCCGGGTCGGTGGGGTCGGCCTGTGCGCGCTGGCGCAGCAGCGCACGCATCATCCACGGCTTGCGCCGCGCGCTGTAATACGGCGTGAACAGCGGCCGGTTGGCCTGGTTGCCGCGCTTGGTCCAACCGCCGTCGTGCTCAAAGCTAAAGATCACGCCCGGCATCCGGCGGGCCTGGGCCAGCGTGGAGGCCACCGCATACATCGAGGTGTCCTCGAAGCCCCACTCGATGAACCGGGGATCGGTGCCGCCGATGTAGAAGTAGGTGGACCGCTTGCAGACATAGCAGCCGCCCAGTCCGTTCTCCCAGCTCTCGATCAGCGGGGCGCCCATCAGGTCGGGCTTGTCCACCCAGTCCTGGTGGATACGCCGGTAGTGGCTAAACACCCAGGTCACACCGGGACCGGGATCATCGACCGCGCGCACCACGTTCTGCAGCGTGGGGATGGTGTCGGCGTCGGACACCACCACGATCTGCGCCGAGGTCTTGGCCACCCCGCGGTTACGGGCCTGGGCCAGCGAGAACGGCTTGTCGGCCGGCGAGTCGCCGAACACCACCGGCCAGCCGACGTAGTTCCAGAACTGCATGGTCCGCTCGAAGGCGGCCATCCGCTCGGGACTGGGCCGCCAAGGGATGACCACCTGCACCGAGGGCTTCACTTCGACGGCCAATGGTTGGGAATCTTGCCGTTGCGCCCGACCCACAGCCGCCGGCCGCAGGCCAGGCAGATCGCGTACTCGTCGTCCTCGTACTCCGTGGGGACCGCCATCGACCCGTCGCAAAGCTGGCGATGACGGTCCTTGAGCCGACGCCGGTTAATAGCCGTGGCCCTCCCGGTGTCCCCAGTGGTGACACCGGATGCCGTCGAGGAATCCGAACGAGTAGCCACGCGGCTCCTTTTCGCTGATCGGCGCCATCCAGTCCGAGGGCAGCTTCTCGCCCATGAACAGTTCGCGCAGTTCTTTGCTCTTGATCCATTCGCTGCTGTAGTCGCGCCCGGCCACCCGCTTGGGATTGGGCCAGCCCAGCTCGGTGACATGCCCGCGCCACAGGGAGGGGTTGCAGGTGAACCACCCACGCGATTCCCACAGCCCCAGCACATAGCGCACCGCCCAGCCGTTGGCGGCCACCGCCTCCAGCACGCCGCCGAGGCGCTTCTCGTCGGCCCACAACGGCTGGCGCAGCAGCGCGATCTGCGCCAGGTAGGGCCGGTGGTAGAGGTGCTCGCTCATCTCAGTGAGGTCCATCGAGCCAGTGATCTCGAAGTCCTCCTCGATCCAGGCCAGCTGGCGCCCGTTGGCGTGCGCGCACAGTGCCCGCATCGCGACGCTGTGCCCGACTTTGGGCAGTGCCACCACCTGCCCGTACTGCAGGAGCCACTTGGTGTGCAGCCGGTCGCCGGAGTCGTCGAGGAAGATGATCTCGTCGTAGCCCTTGACGTTGGCGTCGATGCTGCGCAGGCAGGTCTCGATGTGCTTGCGCTTGCGGTAGGTGCCGACGTAGAGCGGGATGCGCTGAGAGTCCCCGGTGGTCGACAGCGCCGTGAGGTCCAGCTCGTCTTGCTGGTCGCGGGTTTCCTTGCGCTTGTTGTGGTGGATGCCGGCGACATAGCAGCGATCGGACTTGGGGATGCCGCAGTGCTCGAAAATCTTCTGCTGGGTGGCGATGGTGCCCAGGTCTTCGGTCTTGACCACCAGCACCTGGGAGGGGTACTTGCGCCGCAGCCGGTCCACCTCGGCGTTGTACTCGGTGCAGTAGCGCACGATCGCCTGGTGGCGGTCGCGTATCTCGTAGGTGGGGTAACAGTCGTCGAACAGCGGGTCGAGCTCCCAGCCCACACCCTTGTGATCCAGCCAGTGGTTGCGCTTGGGGCCCATGTAGGCCGCGAAGGACTCGGCGGTCTTCACCGGGTCGCGCCGGGTGGCCACGATCCGCACGTCGGGAACGTCCTTGAGCAGTGGCCGCAGGTAGTTCAGCCAGTAGAAGCCGACCTCGGCGCGGCCCGGCTCGGCCTTGATCTCGGCGAGCTTGTCCTTGTAGGCGCGGCCGTCGATCTCCCACGGCAACAGCGGCTCGGACTCATGCACGCACCGGATGTTCTGACAACCATCCAGCAATAGTGCCAACGTCAAGGTGCCTGAGCGGCCCGTACCGACACCGACGATCATAACTAGCCCAGCTGGTGCAGGTACGCCGCCGCCTCAGCAAGCGTCGGCAGGTCGGGCAGCTCGGCATTGCGTCGTAGTCGCTGCAGGTGCTCGGTCACGCTGGGCTGGTAGGAATACATCTCGCCCAGGCCGCCGCCATCGCCGCCATCTCCTGTCGTGGCGTCGTCCATGTCGTCGGACATGTCGGAATCGGACTCGCCATCCTCGCCGCCGCCGAAGTCCGGGGCGGCCTCGGACTCGCCGTCTTGGCGCTCATTCTCGTACTCCGGGTCATCGGGATCGGTCGGCGGCTTCTTGCCTTCGCGGCGCGCAGTGGCGTGGATCTTCACCGGGTCGTCGAAGTCGGGATTGTCCTCGGGCAGCTCGCGCTTGCCCCACGGGTCCTCGGCCGCGCTGCCCTCCATCCACTCCTTGGAGGTGCTGGTGGTCTTGGCGTGGTGCTCGTCCTCGACGGCCTCGTCGTCCATCTCCTTCTGCGGGCCATAGGCATCACCGGAGGGCTCGGTGCCGATATCGTCGCTGTACGGATGGTCGGTGGTGGGAATGTCGTGACCACCCAGCCGCGGGCCGGTGCCCTGCCGAAACGCCGTGCCGACTGCGGGGCTCGGCTCGGGGGCCGGGTCGCCGTGCAGCTCGTCGGGGTCTTTGTCACCCTCGTCGCTGGGCGCGTCATACGGGTCGTCGTGCGGATCGTTGGGCGAATACTCCGGCCAGATGTCGTAGAAGTCGGTGTCCTTGGTCTTGGGCTTGGCGTCCAGCACCGAATTGTCGGTGGCCTGTCCCGGCCCGGTGCGACCCGGTGCCTTGTAGGGCTCGTTGTGCGGGTCGTTCGGGCCCTCGTCGTCCTTCCAGTTCTGCATACTGGCCTTGATCGGCTCGCCGAACTCGTCGGGGTCGTCCTCGCCCTCGTCCTTGACCGGCACGCGCGTTCCGCTGACCTTGCCCGACCCGGTGACCGAGTTGTCGGTCTTGCGCATCCTGGGAACGCCCGAAATCGGGCTGGAAGTGTCCTGCAAGGACGGCAGCGGGGTGCGCGACCCATCGGTCATCACGGCCACCAGCGCCAGGCCGCCGGTTGCGGTTCGCACGCCCTCGACCCGGTCGATATCGACCACGGTCTGCAGGCTCTTGGAGTCGCTGTCGTCGGTATCGTGCCCGAACTTCTTCATGGCAGCCTTGATCTTGTTCTTGATCGACGCCAGCTGGCTTGGCGTGTAGCCCTTCTGGTTCTTGGGCATGTTGATATAGCTCCACGCCGCTTTGACGTGGGTCTTATCTATCGGGTACCGCTTGACGCCGTTGCCGCCCTTGGCCTGCTTGCCCGAGCTGTCCAGGTAGCCGGGGTCGGCGTAGTCGACGTTGCCGTACTGGGACGGCGTCTTGGCGCGGGCCCCCGCACACGTCAGGCACTCCCCGCCGTGCAGCAAGTGACCGCCATCGAAGTTGACCAGCGTGGACTGGCGCTTGCCGGCCTTCTCGCCGTGGTCGGGGCACATCGCGCCCATGCAATCCGCGCCACCGGGGCAGTGCTCGGGTTCCTCGTTGGCACGCCAGGCGCGGCGCAGGTTGGCCATCGCCCCGGCCAGCACGGTGCGGTCCAGGCGCCGGACCTCCATCAGTGCGCTCCCGTCCGCGCGTGCCAGCGATTCCACGCCCATGATCGCATGGGTGTTGGGGTTCATGCCGTAATTGACAATCGACACGTCCCCTTTCTGAAGTGATAGTTCAGTTATCGTGCGGTGGCTGTAATCGCTGTTCCACGCCTGATCTTTGACCCGGAACGAAAAACTCATCTCGTTGAGGTCTTTGCGCTTCATCTTCGGGATCAGCCGCTGCACGTCGGGGTCGTCGGGATCGAGCATCGCGCGCATCGTCAGACCTCGCCGGTCGGTGTCAAGTTGCAGCGTGCCGCTCTTGGTGCGCGCCAGCGGCAGTCCCTCGTGGTTGACCAGCAGCATCATGTCGGGCTTCTCGTCAAGGGTGCGCTCGAACGCGGCCCGTTCCAGCTTCTCCACCCACCCGCCGTGGTCGGGTCCGCCGTAGCAGTCGTAGGGGTCCCACGTCGCGGCGTAGCCGCTCATCACCAGCTGCCCGGTGCCCGGGTCTTTACGCAACTCCGGTGGCATCGCGAGGGTGCGGCGCTCCGGGACGTCGATCAGGCGGGCGCGATTACTGTGGTCCATCCCTTTATCCTCGCTGATTCTCTGGGTCAAGCCACGGATATAGGCGCCCGAAATACTCACCGATGTCATCTCGGGTGCCTTTACCGTTTGGCTTCCCCGGCTGCGGCGGCCCAGCCTTTCCGGGTGGCTCTTTCACCCCGGGAGCTTCGGGGTAGTTCGGGGGCACGGCCGGCGGCGCCTTGGGTGGTGCTGCCACCGGGGTGAAGCCCAGCGGCGCGTAGTTGACCGGCTGCAGGTAGATTTCGCCATCAGGTCCGATCGGTGGCCGTTGCTCGTCGCGGCGAACCTCGTTGACGTTGAGCCAGCCGGAGTGGATCGCCTGGTCGTAGGCGTCGTAGCGCGCTTTGATGTCACCTCGGGTCAATTCGTTGAAGTCGAACCGGACATATTGGCCGGTTGGCAGCAGGTTGGTCATCACGGATTCAATCGGCGCGGCCCAGGACCGGAAGGTGAATGTGACCGCGCCAATGGACTGCTGCTCGATGCCGGTGCCCCAGCTGGTGGACCGTTCGGTGTCGCCGATCATGTGCGGCGGTATCCCGTACATCATGGCGATCTCAGACCGCTGGAACTGACGGGTTTCTAGGAACTGCGCCTCGTTGGGCGCAATCGTGAGCGTCTTGAAGCTGAAGCCGCCGGTGAGCACCGCCGGCAGCCGGCGGCCACCGTGGCTGGCGATCCACTGCTGTTGCTGGCGCTTGACCACGTCGTCGGACAGGTTCTGCTCGGTCATCAACATGCCCGAAGGGTTGGCCGACTCGCGGAAATAGCGGTAGCCGTATTCCTCGGCGGCCAGGCTCATCCCGATCGCCGCCGCGGCCTGCTTGACCGGGGAGAGGCCCCACGGCTCGCCGGCCATCGTGAAGCGCCGGATGTGGACCATGTCCTGGCTGGGCACCTGCTGGCCCATGATGCGGTAGATGGGGTCCATCCACATCAGGATGTCGGGTCGGCGCTCCAAAAAAATCAGGTCGGGGTGCAGAGGCAGGATCGCGGTGGGCCGGAACATGGCGTCGCGGCTGGTGACGTAGGCGTAGAAGTTGCCGCGCAACGCCATCGAGGACACCATCATCCACTTGTACTGAAACAAGTCGAAGCCGGGGAACGGGCTGCGCAGGATCGCCGGCTGCGGGTCGACCTCGACGGGGATGCCGTCCTTGCCCTTGCGGTATGCCTTCCACGGCAGGCTGGCGATGGTATCGGAGAGCAGCCGCACGCAGGCCATCACCGTCATTGAGCTCATCGCCCGGTGTACGCCGACGTAATCGTCGATCACACCGACTTGAGGGGGTGGGACGAACGCAGAGCTTTCCAGCGTGCGGCGCTCCATCGCGCCGCCGCGCGGCATCAGTCGGGCGAGAACGCTCACTCCCTAGTTCGGCCCCCTGGCTCAAAAGACAGAGCTATGCCCATTAAGACTAGGCATGTGCCCAGCACCAATACCCCGAGCCACGCCCGGATCATCCACGATCCAGTCGTCAGCGCGGCGATTCCGCACAGCTCCAGGAGGGTAGACAGGATTTCACGCCAGTTCGCCTGTTTCCGGGCACGTTTGCGGCGCTTGGGTTTGACAGCCTTGCGAGCGGGCCTGTGGTTGCGAAGCCCGATCGGCGGGTGCCGTTCCGGCGCGTCGGGGATGTAGTCGGGGATCTCCTCGGGCCTAATCGGCGGCTCGTCGGGTTCGGTCAGCGGTTCCTCGGGGGCATCGGGCAACGTGTCGGCCACCGCCGTTGCATAGCGCAGCGCCGACTCGAATGGCCGCGGCCAGCCATCGGCGTCCACATCGTAGAGCCGCTCGGACCCCAGCCGTGCGCCCACTGGAACGTCATCGGTCATATCCCATCTCCTTTGCTTGTTCTTCTGCCTCGCGCTCCCACGCCGCGATCTCGTCCTCGCTCGGCCAAGAATGGATCATCGGCTCGGGCTCGGGAATCTGCTCCAGGAGCCACACCGCAGCAGCGCACGCCACCAGCGGCGCGGCGTCCACCGGAGAGTTGCGGCGATCGAACACCCACGCGTCAACGACGCGCCGGCTGATCGTGGAGGCAGCTGCCCGGTCCAGGACCAGGCTGGGCCTATGGAAAACCTGGCCCTGGACGATGCGGTCGTAGAACAGCGAGCAGCCCCCGGTGACCTCGGAGCCCGGCCCCCATTCCACGACTTTGATTCCGGCCTCGATCATCTCGGGGATCAGGCTCGACGCCGGCGCGCCGGTCTTCTGCACGGCCACCCCGACGAACTTGTCTTTGCGCTCGACCAGCCACGGAATCACCCAGTCGGTGCCATTGGCGGCCTGGATCACCTCGATGTGGATGTTGCCGTCCTCACGCCGGGCCGCGACCGCGATGTAGGAATAGCTGCGGTCGTAGCTGATGTCGAGGGCGGCATACACAAGGCTCCCTTCGGCACGCCGGCTGGCGGCGTCCTTGCCGTCCATCCACTGCTCGGCCGGGATGATGCCGGGTTCCAGCGCGTCAACCGTCTGGCATAAGAACTCCGTGCGAAACCCGGGCATGTTCTTGTACTGCATGGCCTCGTAGTAGCCGCGCACGGTGTCGATCGTGAACTCGTTGAGCCGGCCCATCGACGGCAGCGCGAGGTGCCAGAACTGCTGGTCGTGTGGGTCGGCGTCCAGCGGGACGCTCCACTCCCACAGGCCCACCTGAGCGCCCTCGGTGTCGTTGTTGACGATGCGCCGGGTGGCGACCTCGCGCAGTTCCTCGAGCACCACGCTGCGCACGTCGCCGGCGTTGGACGTGCAGATCACCTGGGAGTAGGGCCGCACCGTGGTGGTCGGGGCGATCGCGTTGTAGGCGTCATGGGTGGTGTGCTCGCGCAGCTCGTCGAGCATGGCGAGGTCCACCGACAGCGATCGGGCGCCACGGCGGCTCGCGGTGGCGGCGCGCCACAGCCGGTCATTGGTCAGGATGGCGCGGTGCTTGCCGTTGACCACCCGGTGGTTGACGAGCTCGCGGGAGAAGACTCGGTGGCTGCGGATCTCACCCACCACGTCGGCCAGCATCGTCTCGGCATAGTCGAGGTTCTGCGCCGCGATCACCGCCAGCTTGGCGGCCGGGCAGCTCGCGCTGGACTTACCGCCCTCGTCCATGAACAGCCGCCACAGGCCAATGCCCTTGAGCCACTTGGTCTTTCCCTGCTGGCGGGCAACCAGTACCAAAGTGGTGGGAAATCGGAAGCCGGAGTGGGTCTTTGGACGCTTCTCCAGGGTGTGCCAGTTGAGAAAGACCTGCCAGGGCAACAGCTCCCAGTGCCACAGGTTCTCCAGGAAGTCGGTCGCGCTGTAGCCCCAGCTGGTCTGGTCATTCAGCCCGCAGCCGCAAGGGCATTGTGGCCCTTCGTAATACGGATCGCAGTTCTCCGGCAGGGGAGGGGTATAGATGCGCGGCAGCGTCGATCCCAGCGTAGGGACCGCCTCGGCGACGGCGGCTGTCATTGGTAATACCAGGCATCGCGGCGCGGTAAGGCGAAGGTGCGCCCGGAGTGCAGTGGCACGTCGGGCACCTTGGCGGCATCGGCCTTGGTCTTCTCCACGTCGCCGGGCTTGTGGTTGGGCGGCGCGTAGACGGTATAGAGCTTGAGGTCCCCCATGCCGGTGTTGATGAAGTTGTGCCGGGTTCCCTTGGGCACGAACGCGATCCAGCCCGGGCCCATCTTTGTTCTGCTGCCGTCCAGGTCGGCGTAGCCCTCGCCGGCCACGAAGACGATGGTCTGATCCACCTTGTGGACCTCGGCGCCGATGTCGGTGTTCACCGGGATGGACATGAGCACGATCTGGGTGCGCTCGCTGGTGGCCAGCACCCGGCGCCACGCGGTGTTTTTCTCGCACGCCGCGACCATGTCCTCGACACCGGGTGCCGACGCATAACCGTCCTCGTCGGAGAGCTTTCCGGTCATGCCGCCTCCTCGGGATCGTCGTCAATGATCCATTGACGTGCTAGCTCGCAGAGCGCGACGAACACAGCGTCCTTGTTACGCTCACGCCAGCCGAGCAGCTTGAAATCCACCATGTCAGGATGTGTCTTTTTGACCGGATCGCGCTCAGGGCCATAAACCCAGCCCATCTCCTCGTACTTGCGCCACCAGTCGTTGTGCAGTTCTTCGGGATCACTTTTGCGGTCCGCGCCGGCCATCATTTCGATGACACCGAGGAATTGTGACCGGAACGCCTCGTCACGGTGCGACCACGACTCGGGGACGATAGGCGCGCCAACCGCCGCGGCCTGCAGGCGTGCGACCTCATAGACGAAGATGGCGCGGCGTTCATTCAGCGATCCTGCCGGCCACTCAATATTGGTCATGCCGTGGATGCCTCCTGCGGGTGATGGCGTGCCCGGTACTTGCGCAGGTCGTCGACTTCGTCGGTCAGCTCGTTGTCGCCCATCGGGGCGAACCGGGTGGGCACGTCGGCGGCGATGTTGTAGAGCTTGGCCTGTTGCTCCAAAAGCCGGCGCGCAACCTCGGTGGCCTTGGTGTCCTCACCGGACACCGCCTTGTTCCAGATGCCCTTAAGCAGCATCTCGAGGCGCTCATTGCTGACGACCAGGGCCTTCTGGCTGATCAGGCCGAAGCGTTCGCTGGCGATGGCCAGCTGCTCATCGACGATCTGGTGGACACGCTTGGCCGACAGGTTGACCCGGCGGGCGATCACACTCTCGCGCTGGCCGGACAGGAACAGGTTGATGATCAACGCATCCCGGCGCTCGCGCTCAACCTTGGTCAGACTAGGCATCCAGCCACCGGATGATGTTGGCGTTGAGGTTCTTGCGCTCCAGCAGGTCACCGACGCTGGGGTAGATCACAAAGATGGCGTCGCACAGCTGGTGCAGCACCACCCAGCCGCCCGACATAGCGATGCCCTCGAAGATGCCTTCGGGCAGTTCCAGGATGAACCGGCGCATCGGTGAGCGGGGCTCCTCGGTGTGCAGTCCCGCCGGCAGGTCTTCGACTTCGCCGTTGGCACGGATGATCCGCACGTTATCCACGCTTCTTAGTGTGATGTTCCTCAGGGCAATCGGTCCAATATCGACTGGACATCGGCGCGTACCGACTCCAATACGTCCCGGCTATTGACCACCGCGGCCTCGCGGTAGATGTTGTTGACCCCGCTCACCATCCTGGCCAGCGCTCGCGCGCAGTGCCGCAGCTCGGTGAGCTCGGTCTTGTATCGCGCGGTGTCGATCATCCGGTCCTCGCGCACGATGCCGCCACCAGTAGCGCCCGCACTCAGATCGCCCAGCTCCCGGGTCAGTGGTAGTGAGCTGGCCGAGCGCCGGTGCTCGGCGGCCTCGCGCTGCAGAAATGACAGGTCGTCGCTCTCGACCGGCTCGCCGGCGCCGGTGAGCTGCCACACTGTCTCGCCGTTGGCACTGCGGTACTGACGGATCAGGTAGGGCGGGTTGACGTAGCACTGGCCGTACTCGTCGCTCCACTCGTCCCAGTCGGTTTTGCTCGTCGTCATCATCCAATAATCAACCAGCGGCCTGCTGCTATCCAGCAGCGCCACGGCGCCGCCCGGATTCGGGCGCCTATAAAGAAACCTTTACTATCGCGGTCAACCTATAAAGTTTTGGGCCCAAAACTTTAACTTCCGCTTTGGCGCGCCAGCTCGATCATTTCCTCGACGGCCTGCCGGTAGCCGAGCCACCAGGAGTATTGCCGGGTGGCTTCGTCGTGGTGAACGTCGGCTCCTTCGGGAATACGCTCGCGTTCGGCGATCTTGCGCAGCGCACCATTGGCCAGCCGCAACATCCTGTTCAGTTGGTCAGGAAGCATCCGTCCACACTGCACCGTGATTGAGCGGGAACAGCGCCATATCGCGCGGCATCGTGAGCACTCCGCCGGGGCCCGAGACTTCCGGTACCCGGGCGACCGGCTCTAAGTTCCAGGGCGGTCCCTCGAGATTGACCGGCCGCTCGAGATAGCCGTCCCAGGTCTGCTGGCTCGGGTCGTAGGTGTATTCGTTGCTGGCGCCGGGGTAGGTGGTGATCAGCAGCCAGGTGCTGCCCGAGAGCTTGAACCGAGTCAGCACATGCTGGATGTGCTCGTCGAGCAGACAGCTCAGAAAATCGCGGCAGATGATGAGGTCGACCTTGGGCACGTCGCGGACCTTGAGCAGGTTCACCTCCTCGAACCGCACCTTTTTGGCAGTGGTCCTGGCGCGGCTACCGCGCGGCGTGTTGACGGTGTTGTCGCACTTCTCGATGCGAACCTCGTCCACGTCCCAGCCGGTGTAGTCCACGCCGAACAGATCGACGTGCTTCATCCAGGTCCAGTCTCCGCACGGCGCGTCGAGGATGGTCTTGATGCCCAGCTTGGTGATCAGCTTCGGTAGCCACAGCACCACCGCCTGCGCACCGTCCAGCGTGGAGCCGGGGCCGTCCCAGCTGCCGCCGGGCTGCGTCGGGATCAGTGGGTGGTCCTCCGCATCCTTGGCCCACTGACGGATCTCACGCCAGGCGTTGGCCTGGCGCTCGATGAAGTCGAGCTGCTCGGCGGTCATCGGTTGTTGAGCGGGCTCGGGGGCCGCGACATGATGGCCGTCGACTCGGCGATCCTGCACAGTGAATCGTCGATGCTGCGCAGCGTCACCGCGATGCTGTGCAGCTTCTGGGCCTCCAGCGGTTTAGCCGTGAGCTTGTCGCGAATCGCGGCCGCCACGCCCAGTAATCCCTGCATGAGCCCCTGTAGGTCGTCCAGCTTGTCGATGCCGATCGTCATGGGCCGATCATACGGTCGGAGCCGGTTAACGCCGGGTGACACACCGTTGTCTGATTACTAATCCATGCGTAATATGCCGGGTGTGGACAAGTCCGATGCCGCTCAGACCGATTACCCACCCAAGCCACCGAAGCTGCCCGGTTCCGGGCGTCACCGCGTGGTCTGGTGTGCCTACGAGGAAAACAAGCATGAGGGAACGGTCGTGCTGTTCGGCAACGAGCTGACCGCGCTGCGTTACGCCGCCGACAACCACATGCGCTGCAAGGCCGTCGACTTCGGCGTGCCACTGCTCGATCAGCTCAAATAATGCCGCCTTGGTGGTGGATCGCGTTGACCGCGTTCGCGGTCATCGTCTGGACAGTTCTGTTGATCATGGGATGGAAGGAAAAATAGACATGACGATGCGTCGCTACCCCGACTGGGAGTGGGACTTCCCTGCCGGCCGCGAGAACCACCTGACCACCGGCCAGTCCGCACCGCTGTGGAAGCTCTACAAGCGCGTGGGCATCGAGGTCCCCGAGATGCTGGCCGATGCCCGCATCACGATCGAGCCCGACACCTTCGACGCGGACACCTACGACCTGACGATCACCATCCTGGGCATCACCGCCAGCATCTACAGCGGCCTGAGCTACATGAAAGCCTTCAGCAAGGCCCAGGAGGTCAAGCGCACACTGCTGATGGTCGCGCAGTGAGCGGGTATCTATCTGACAACGAAAAGAAACGTTTCCTCGTCGAGATTGCGGAGAGCAACGAAGGCGGCTTGTCCGAGGCCGAGCTTGAAAAGGCTGTCAATGAATTCTCGGAGCTGGTGATATTGGCTGGCCTGGTAGATAACTGGCTCAAGGGCTACATGAAGCTGGGCTGGTCGATCGACGCTCAGCAGCTGATGTGGACCATGACCGAGGAGGGTAAGCGGATGGTGCAACAGATGGCGCAGCAGTGACCGAGGGTTATCTGCGGGTCGGCACCAAGTGGTGTCCGAAGCACCCGGCCAAGCCGATCAACTGGCGCAACTGGATACGCAAGTGGTTGCGCAAGCCCTACCGGGCAACCCAGGGCAGCCAATGCAACTGCCCATCTGTCGTCGTGCAAGTACCTAGGAGTACCTACGCCCCGGCGCAGGTACCCAACCAGGTGCTCGAACGCTTCTACGCACAGCTGATCGCCGATCGGCCGACCTTCACTGTGCAGGCCGGCCAGTACGGCGACCAGCGTCGCTGCATCGTGGTGACGATGGACCCGCTGCCCCGCGAGTTCGAGGGCTTCGAGGTGATCTGGAAGGTCCAGGGAAGGACCGGCGCGATATGACCAACTTTCTCGACAAGGACGGCGAGCTGCCCGAGATGCGTGAGATGGCACGCGAAGGGCTCGCCGAACAGGCGATCGCACTGGCACTCATCGACATCGCGTTATCGCTGCGCGCGCTGGCGTTCGTCTACATGAACCAAGAGCCATGATGGACATGCACATGGTTCTCATCGGCGTGCTGGTCGGATTGGCGATCGCGGTGTGGCTGCTGCTGTTCGCGGTCTGGCGGTGACTATCCTTGAGCGGTGGAGATCGCGTGGCGCAACGCACGATTCGGCGACCAGGTGCCCGATGGCGGTCCACACATCATCTCGGTAGCCGGAACCTCCACAGCGCACCCGCCCTGCTGCGAAAAAACGGTGCTCCAACTCAGCGGCTACTTCGCCACGCAGCGCAGCAAGTATTTCGACTTCACCCCCGCTCCGTGACCGAGCAGGCCGACCCCTTCGACGACACCCCCGAAGGCGAGTGGCGGCCGGCGCACAAGGGCCGCGACCGCGACGACCCGCGACGCAACAACACCTACCGCCAGCTGCGCAAGCAGTTCATGTACCGCTGCGAGGCCGCCGGTGAGCCGTGCGCGCTGTGCGGCAATCCGATCAACTACCGCCAGCACTACCGCAGCCCGTGGGCCCCGACCGTGGATCACATCATCCCGGTGCGCCAGGCCCCCGAGCTGGTCTTCGATGAGACCAACTGGCAGCCCGCGCACCGGCACTGCAACGAGAGCCGGGCGCGCAAGGACGACGACATGGCAGCCGAGATAGGGAACCCGTCAGAACAATGGTGAAGGAGTGATATGCAGATCGTGGCCGGCAGGGAAGCTGAGTATCAGGATTACGTCGCGGTCAACAACGACGACGATTACAGCAGGGCCGTCGTGCGCTACGGCGAGAAGTGGGCCGAGCTGATGGAGGCCGAGGTCAGGCGCCGGGAACTGATTCCCGGCGGTCCGGTCGACCAGTGGACCTCGCAGGAGATCGCCGCCTACCACGACGGCGTCACCAAGGTCATCCTCGAGATCGCCGAGCAGGCCAGCCAGGACGCCGACGCTGACATCGGCATCACCGGGTTCATGTACGGCTGTGCGGTGGAGGCGCTCGCCCGGTTCTGGGCGTACGGCGAAATACTGCGGCGCTGGCACAACCGGCAGTATCTGAGCGAGGAAAAGGCTGTCGTTGCCGACGAGAGCGGCGGAGTGGTCAACCCGGCGATCCTGACTGTGGGCGAACAGGAGCCATGAGCCCTCCGAGGGGCTGGCTCCCGAACCGCTTTCGGGGTCGTGGCCGCCGGCCTAAGAAGCCATCGGCAGCGAGCGAAGCAGCGCAACGACCCGCAGATCCACCAAGGGTAGAGATCGTCGCCGAGCCGCACCCGACCGACAAGCTGGTCGTGTGCGAGAACTGCGGCGAGTCCTACGCCGGGTTCACCACCGTCAAGGAGGCGGCCGAGTGGGTCGCCCAACACGTCAAGGAAAGGCACTCATGAGCTTCACCTGCCCCGACTGCAACAAGACCAGTCACAACCCCAACGACGAGATCAATCGGTACTGCGGGGCCTGTCACAAATGGTTTCCGGCCGACGAGGACCTGGAGCTGCCCGAAGCCGCTGAGCCGCCCAAGTTCGAAGCGCGCCAGATCGTGATCGCCCACCAGGGATTATGGGACCGGATTGTGAACTGGGCGCTCCAGTATGGCTGGGCGCTGCAGCAGATCCCCAACGGCATGGACGAGAACGGCATCCCGGTGATGAACAACCCCGATGACCTGCCCACCTACGCGTTCATGCCCTATGACGGTGCGCGAGAGATTATGCCGCAGCGCGGAAGCATGAGCGACCGATGAAATGCCCCGGATGCCAGCTCAGTGGCGACACCAGCAAGGTCTACATCAACGGAACTACCAAGACGTTGATGGGCTGGAGGCCGTACTACGACGAAGATGGCAACTACCACAGCCACGACCCCAACCGCGCCACCACCGGCTACTCCTGCAGCAACGGCCATGAATGGAGCATCACCAGCACGCCGTCGTGCCCGAACACCGAGTGCAGCTACGGCGACGAGCCGACTATCGCGTTTCGGAAGCAGCTCCAGTGAGCGCGCTGCGCTGCCGGGCGCGCACCAAGCTGCAGTACGACGCCGCGGATTGGTCGAGCCCGATCTACGAGGAGATGTGGAACTACCTGGGCTGTGCCAACAAGGCCGTGCAGTGGGTGAATTCCAAGGGTGAGCCACAGCCGGAGGGTCGTGGCACGCCGGTGTGCAACCTGCACGCCGCGCAGTGGCAGAAGGGCCGCAACTACGGAGTCAATGGATGAAAGGACCACGGTGGCTGGAAGCTACGGTCATTGCGTAGACGATCAGGGAAAGTTGCTGGCTAACGACCAACTCCAGTCCATGCTGGATTGCAGTTCGGGCGATGTCTATGAGGCCATCCAGGAGCTGTACGGCATGATCTGGTGGCTGGCCGCTCAACTTGAGCGTTACGCGGGGATACCCGCTGTCGCCTCGGTCGATCTGGCCCGACAGGACTATGAGGGTGGACTCAGGGTTAGTCCTGGTACGAATGGGTAAGTGCAACTGCTGGCGCAAGAACCACCCGCAGTACATGTGGGTGTGCGCGTCGCATGGCGTGACCACTCACCGGGAGCGTTACTGGCGGGAGTGGTGGCTGAAGTTCGCCGGGGCCGTACTCGCACTGACGGCCGCAGTCGCGGTGTGGATGATCCTAGCTGCGAATAACGCCCGTGCCGAAGCCGCCGGAGCGGATTCGCTCGACGGCGCGCCGCACGCCAGACTCGTCCATGTCGACGCGCTCGGCGATCTCCTTGTAGGTGAACCCCTGGTGGCGTAGCCGCATGATCAGCTCGTCGCGCTGCGGCGGCCCCATCGGGTAGGCGCGCTTGAGGCCGCGGTTAGCCATTAGGCTTGGGCCCACGCGCGAAAGACTGGCCCAGGTTCACCGGCTGATCCTCCATTGTCATCTCCTCGACGGGACTGGGAGGGCCGTAGGTGGACAGCTCCAGGCGGCACGCGATGTCACCGATCGCCATGCGGAACGCCTGGCGCGTCTCGTTGGGCACTTCCACCGTCT